TCGGACACTGTTTTGTTTCTCACGAGGCACTGATGTACCTGTTATATTATGAGATGTAAGCATTCTTCCTGTTAATTTTGCATCATCTTGATATCGGACACTGTTTTGTTTCTCACGAGGCACTGATGTACCTGTTATATTATGAGATGTAAGCATTCTTCCTGTTAATTTTGCATCATCTTGATATCGGACACTATTTTGTTTCTCACGAGGCACTGATGTACCTGTTATATTATGAGATGTAAGCATTCTTCCTGTTAATTTTGCATCATCTTGATATCGGACACTATTTTGTTTCTCACGAGGCACTAATGTACCTGTTATATTATGAGATGTAAACATTCTTCCAGTTAATTTTGCATCATCTTGATATCGGACACTATTTTGTTTCTCCTGAGGCACTGAAGTACCTGTTATATTATGAGATGTAAACATTCGTCCAGTTAATTTTGCATCATCTTGATATCGGACACTATTTTGTTTCTCTTGTGGTACTGAAGTACCTGTTATATTATGAGATGTAAACATTCGTCCAGTTAATTTTGCATCATCTTGATATCGGACACTATTTTGTTTCTCTTGTGGTACTGATGTACCTGTTATATTATGAGATGTAAGCATTCTTCCAGTTAATTTTGCATCATCTTGATATCTGACACTATTTTGTTTCTCTTGTGGTACTGATGTACCTGTTATATTATGAGATGTAAACATTTTTCCAGTTAATTTTGCTTTATCTTGATATCTGACACTAGTTTGTTTCTCTTGTGGTGCTGATGTACCTGTTATATTATGAGATGTACACATTCTTCCAGTTAATTTTGCTTTATCTTGATATCTGACACTAGTTTGTTTCTCTTGTGGTGCTGATGTACCTGTTATATTATGAGATGTACACATTCTTCCAGTTAATTTTGCTTTATCTTGATATCTGACACTAGTTTGTTTCTCTTGAGGTACTGATGTACCTGTTATATTATGAGATGTACACATTCTTCCAGTTAATTTTGCTTTATCTTGATATCTGACACTAGTTTGTTTCTCTTGTGGTACTGATGTAGAACCTGTTATATTATGAGATGTAAACATTCTTCCTGTTGTTTTTGCTCTTTCTTTTGGAAATACATGATTTTTAGATATTTGAGATGTGATTCCTAAATTTTTATTATGAATCATTAATTCTTTATTTGTTGTTTCTGGTTTATTTGTATAATCAATAGTATAACCTGAATGTTTGCTACTGGTTGTACCTTCTCTTTGTGTATTTTTTCGATGTCTTTTATTATTATTAAAAGACTTTACGTTTGTCATAACTGGTTTGTTATTAACATTTGTAATAGAACGAGAATTGTCATTTAAATACGATTCTTTCTTTGCATCTTGAAATGTTGTTTTTGATAAATCAGGACCATTTCCTATTGAAATATTAATACCAGGACCTGTATAATAATTTTCTTTTTTATGTCTGTTAGTTTCCATGTTGGTATATTCCCCTTTTTCTACTGGTTTATTATAAACAGATTTAGTAGCTACTAAATCTGAAGCATGTTGTTCTCTAAAATCTGGTAATTTAAATTTAGATATTACTGGATTACTAGCACGAACACCTCTACCCTTTTTATTTGCTGTAAGTGGTTTATTTTCATAAATAGTTTTTTGATTACTTTTAGTACGTAAATCATCAACAGTTATTGGATTAATACGATAAACTGCATTTTGTCCTTCTTGGTTCTTATTTCCAAGACCTGGTTTAACCATTTCATTTGTTTTAAATGGTAGAGCCCCGTTATTATTTTTATTTGAAGAATTCATTCTACTCTTTATAACATTTGTTACTGATGGCATTCCTGTTGTCCATGTTAAATCTTTCATTGGTTCAAACAAACTATCTGATTCTTTTTTAGGAGCATAAAATTCAGAGGTTCCAGTAAAGGTTTCTAATGCCCGCTGATTTTTCTGACCTTGTTGTGTATCAACACTTCTTCTACTTGTATTTGGAACCATATTATTATGTCCATTTTTTTGCATATCAACAACATTATAATGCATTTCATTTTTTTGAAATTCTGAATAATCATTAATAAAATCTATATTACGTTGAAATAAACTATTAATACCTTTATTACTTTGATTAATTGAAACTGGACCATTTTGATTATCAAATTTAAGATCATCAAATTGATTTAAATATTCTGGATTTGTTTTACATTGTTGTATTTGTTCTTTCTCAATTCTATTCATATTATTTTCTATATTTGTATTATACATATTATTTAATTGGGATGAATCAATACCAGATAATGAATTTAAAAAAAAATTTGTCATATTATTATTAAATACATTTTATTAAAAAAAATTCTATTAATATATAACGCATATTTTTATTAAAATATTAATATTTTAATAAAAAATAATATTTTAATTAATTAATATGTATACATTTATTTTCTACAGGAAATACATTGCAGTTTCCTGACGACGGCTTTGTCATTTGTATTTTATTATTAAAACAATCTTTGAGTTGTAATCTAGTATTTGTTCCAACGTGATCTGGAATTTCTTGAATAACACATTGTGGATTTGTATGTAAAAATGGTGTTACCATGCGATCTGTCAAGCTCATTCCTCTGTAATTATCAACAGGGTTTGTAAATCTTGTATCTTGTGGGGTTAAATTCGGGGAACAAATTGGTTTATTTATTACTGGAAAATTAATAAATTGAGTATTTTTATTACTTCTCCATGATAAATTTGATTCGACAGCAGCCATTGTTCCATAACAAGTTTCAAGTGGTTCTTTTGTAACAGACACGTCTACTTTTGAACCAATTGGACCATTATATGAATAACATTGGTTTGGATTCTCGGCATAAAATCCAGATAATCTATAATCCCCAGGATCAGTGCTTGTTTTAATTTGCATATCATAATCGCATGTATCGTATGATGTTCTATTAAATGACATTATATAATTAATATAGATTTAAATTTTTTAAATATTAATTATTAAAAAATTGATATCTATATTAATTATTACTATATTTTATTATAATTAATGAATAATTATTTAGAATTAATAATCGGTCCAATGTTTTCTGGGAAATCTACAGAGCTTATTAAGAGAGCAAGAGAATTAATACTTGATAATAAACAAATATTAATAATTAAACCAAAAATAGATAATAGGCACGATAGTGATAAAATTATTTCTCATAATTCGGAATCAATTAATTGTAAAAATATTAATAATTTAAATGAAATTAGTGATCTTCAAATATCTAATATTGATACTTTATTAATTGACGAAGGACAGTTTTTTAATGATTTATATAAAAAAGTATCTAAATGGATTAATCAGTTTAATGTAAATATTATTGTATTTGGATTAGATGGCGATTTTCAACGAAAACCAATTGGACAAATTATGAATTTAATTCCAATATCAGATAAATGTATTAAATTAAATTCAATATGTAATATTTGTAAAAATAATACAAAAGCCCCTTTTAGTCATAGACATATCAAGTCAGATGAACAAATTTTAATTGGTGGATTGGATAGTTATATACCAGTATGTAGAAAACATTATAATGAATTAAATCAATGTTAAATTAGTTTATATAAAAAAATTGAAAAATATAATGTTTAAATATACTATTAAAATATGTAATGGCTACTCATCTAAAAAAACATAATCGTTCTCGAAAGAACGAATTCACACCTGCAACTGAAGAAAACGAAGAATATGCAACTATTGTATCAGCAAGGGGAGATTCACGTTTCATTGCAGAAATTGTGCGAACTGGAAAACAAATTTCAGTTACTGCACCAGGCAAGCTAAAGAAGGGTCCTAACAAACAACGCATCAAGGTCGGTGACACGGTTTTGATTCAAGAGGGACCTGTTACTTATATTCTTGCAAAGTATTCAGATGAAGAAGTTCGAAAATTAAACAAGATGGGCGAACTAATCACAATGAAATCGACGGCAGTTGATGCTTTTATCGGATTTGACGACGATGTGAATCCAGAAAATACTGAATTTAATTCAAAAGCAGAGATTAATATTGACGATATTTAAATTACAACAATGTTGTAAATTTTTTTATTAAATGATGAACTAGTTTTTGTTCATCATGGTCATATAATATTTCGTTTGATATTTCATTTTCATGTATACCTATTTTTTTAATAAACTTAATTCTATGTTCATTTATTTTACTAGAATAATTTCTAATATATTCATTAAATTTATGCTCTGAACTATTGATTTTATGAATTAATTTTATAACCAATATATCTGAAGAAATATTTTGGTTAATTAATTTTGATTCTACATACCATAAACACCATGCCAAACAAAATCCACCAAAATCACCTCGTTTTAAATTTAAATAATTATTTTCATCTGAAAGTGTTTGAAATCCGTTAAAAGGTAAAAAATCTTTTGGTCTTAAATAAGAGAATCCAGTTGACCATGTTAATTCTTCTTCTAATACATCATCAACATCATGTTCTATTAATTCACTATTACCATAAGGTTCAAAACGTTCAATAGTTAAATTTTTAAAATCATATATTAATACATTTGCATGAAAAATTGTATCATATGCTAAACTTAAATATACCATACCAAATCTTTTATTATTATTATTATTTTGTTTTTGAGCATTAATTAAATTATTTAAATATGGATGGATATAATATTCTGTATTTGAATAATATGATATAATCCATGGAAATATATTTTCTTTATACATCATATTATCAATATGAGGCATTGTATTATCAAATGTAAGATTTTTAATCAAATAAGATTCCATATTTGGGATAAATAATTCTTTATATTTATCATGTAAATATATTATAAATATTCCAGTATCAATAAATGTAGAACGAAATAATGTATGGTGAATATATTTATTATTTAAAATAATAATGTCGTTTATAGGTTTTATATATATTGGTTGATTTTTATATAATTTTAACCATTTTTTATAATAAACCTTGTTTTCGTCTTGTATTTTTTTAATAATATCTGGGTCAATTGCGATATTATTTTCAATTATTATTTTTGAAAAAATGTCATAATCTAATCCAATTAATAATTCAAGAGGTGATATTTTATCAATATTTAATTGATTCCATATATCATTATCAAAATATTTTAATATTTCTAATTCACAATATATTATCGGAATGGTTAAATCGATTTGTTCATTTCTATTTCGTCTTGCAAATAAACATGAATGAGCAATGTTATTTAAATAATGATCAAATATTTTTAAATATTTTGTATCTGTTTTTATTTTATTAAAAATTTTTGGTGAAAATAAAATTTTATTATTCATAATATCATAATATATTGCTAATAATAATGGAGATTTTGATTTTATAAATGTATAATATTTTAAATCAATATTTCTACTTAATAAATAATCTACTATTTTATCATAATTCTCTTGTAATGCAGTTATTATTAAACCATGTCCATTTCTTTCCAATTTAACGTTCAAGTCTGTTTCAGAATAATTATCAAGAATTTTAATTTTTTCATCTTGTGTCAACAAGTCAGAATAAATAATAGACTGTAATAAAGGATTATTTAAACTAGGTTTATTTTTATAAACTTTTAAAAAACTTGACAGTTGTTTATAATTTAAATTAAATATAATATAAACAATAACTTGATTATGTATAGGAGATGCATTATGAAGCAACTTGTACCAATCTAATTTTGGATATTTATTCATCAATGGTGCAAAATTAGTAGCATCTAATTTCACAGTAAATAAGTTTTTATTACTATTTCTATTATAAATATATTCTGGATAAGTTTCAATTAAATATTCTAATATTTTAGTATTTTGGTGTTGTGCAGCAAGATTAAATCCATTTAAACCTTCACAAGTTTCAATATAAATTTCCCATTTATTTAATTTTAATCCATCAATATTATTTAATTTAATTAAATAATGAAATAAATAATTATTTTGATAAAGGGGTTTATTTAAAATAAATTTATCCAAGTCCTGTTTATTCTTAATATTAATAATTGTATTTAAATTTATCTTCATTTATATATCTATGGAAATTAAATAATATAATACATAAAAAATTGATTTATTTATTTATTATGTCAAGTATTAGTTTATCATAATGGATCTTTTACAAACAAATTTTGAAAACTTTAACGTTGATAACCAAAGTAATTTAATGGATGATCGTTGCTACGATGTATTGACAGAAACACAACATTTAAGTACTGGTAGATTTAATAATATTATGGGTGTAACATGTTATATGAATTCTATACTTTACATATTACAACAAATACCTGAATTTGTTAATTATATATATAATTTTGATTGTGAAAAAATTATATATGAAAAAACGAATACTTTTGGTAATTTTATTACTGATTATGTTGTTTATGAATTACATAGATTATTTAAAAAAAGTATTGATTACGAAGATAATGTAATAACACCTACTACATTTAAAAAATTAATTGGGATTAAAAATGAAATGTGGAATGAATATAATCAACAAGATTCTCAAGAGTTTTTTAATTTTTTAATTTCACAAATAAAAGAAGAGATTGGAATCAAAACACAATTTATTAACACAAAAAATTATGAAAATGATAGAAACCCTATAAATTCAATTGATAATATAATAGCAACAAACGGATTAACTAATTATGAATCACAAGAATATTCTATATTAACTGAATTATTTGATGGATTATATAAAAACAAATGTTTATGTGAATATTGTAATTCATATAATGTTAAAGTTGAACCGTTTTTAACACTCGCCGTTGATATTGATATTAGTAGGTGTGATAACGATTTATATGATTGTCTTGATAATTTATGTCATCCACAACAATTAGATGATAACAATAAACTAACCTGTGGATTTTGTGGTGTTTCAAATAAATCATATAATCAGTTATTACTTTGGAAAACACCAAAAATTTTAGTTATCCATATTAAAAGATTTGGATTTGAAAATGAAAAAATTATAGATAATATTTTATATCCAATAAATAATTTTAATATTTATAATTATATTGATCCAAATAGTCCATATATATCAGAATGTAATTATGACTTGTTTGGTATAAATTTACACGAATCTATTGATGATAATATTACGTGCGGGCACTATACATCATTAATTAAAAATAGAATAAATAATAATTGGTATTATCACAATGATTCATGTGAACCCGAATTAATTGATGATACTAAACTTTTACAAAATAATAATGCATATTTATTATTTTATCGTCGTCAATAAACTATCATAATCTAATATTAAAACATTATTATAATTTAATTTAGAATTAAATCCATGATTAAATATTAAACAACCTGGTCCATGACTATTAATATATTTTTTTATTTGCTTTTTTGTCTTTGTAATAATAAAATCAATATTTGAACCATAAAAATTCTTTGCATCAATCCAATTAATTTTTTTTGAATTAATAATTAATTCAGATGTTATTAAAAAATCTGGAGTATTTATTGCTTTCCCATATTTAATAATTTGTTCTTGTGTTAATTGTTTTTGTGTTTTATAATCAACTTTATTTTTTATTAAAAAATCCTCAATCTTTTTTTCAAAATCAATAGAATATTTGCTTTGATCCTCTTGGTCTAGAGAAACATATATATCATTCTTTTCAGATAAAATTAGTTGAGCCTTATCACGTGATGATAATATATTAGAATTAATTAATTCTTTTAATTTTTTATGATATATACTATTAAAAACATATCTTAATATTGTCATTGGAGAAATATTATATTTTTCAGATATTTGTAAAATCCCATCTGTTTTATATTCATTTAATATTGATTTTGAATTTTTTTTTAAATTTGAAAAATTTTTAATAATAAAATTTTTCATATATCCAGATTTTATAGATACAATTATATATTTACTTATTTTTATTTTAAAAGTATCGAAAACTTTATTTTTTATTATTTCTAATTCAACATCAGTAATTTGTCCATATGATAAAGGTGGTTTCTTATTTATTTTATTTATAATAAATTGTTCAATTTCATTTGGAATAATATTTTTTATAACAATATCTATTTTTTTACTATTTGTTATATTTAATGTTCGCACATTTATAACCATATTATATATAATTTATATATAAAAAAATATTAATTATTAATACTTAATGTCAAAAAATAAAATAATTAAATCAACATTATTAAATATTGATAGTTCATATAGAACATTATATGCAAAAAATATATGTTCATCGAATTCTAAAATATTACCATTAAATCCATTAACATTATCAAATAATATAGTTACTGTTAATTATCCAAACCATCCTTTTGTTATTGGGGATAACATTGTTATACAAAATGTTGAAGGAGAATCAAAAAATTTGATAGATTCATTTTATTTAGTTAATAATTTTAAATATGTTATAATTGTGTATAATACAAATAATATTCATATTAATTATAAAGATTATATAGATGCATTATATATTAACATACAAATAATTGGCACACAATCATCTGATAATATTATTAATAATATATATTTTAATAATATGGTTGGTATTAAACAATGTTTGCTTGCTAATGATATCCCTCAATCAAGTTTGAATAACATAAAAACATTTAGTATGGATAAATTTAATAGTTTTGATTTGGATGTATTAAATAAAGCATGTTTATTTGTTGAACTACCAAATATTCATGTTGATAATATTAATAACTATATCAAAATCGACCAAATATTTAAAATATCATATTTACATATCGGTGGTATAAATTTAGGATATTTAAATTCTAATTATCCAATTAATAATGATAATTATCAAAGTAGTCAAACTATTACAAATATTATTGATGATAACACTTTTGATATACAACTAAAAAATTCTGCATATGGATTAAATTATTATGGAGGTGGTAAAAATGTACAAATTATGAAAATAATTGATTCAATAACAGGCTATCCTAATTCAAATTATTATGTCATTGATCTTGAAAAGAATTTTAATAATGTTACGAATATTCAATTAATTAGTACAGAATTTCCTTATATTGATATTGTTATTAAAAAAAATATTAATGATAAATTATATTGGAATAATATTGAAGATGGTTCTCATGTTTATAATATTGTGATGGATGAAGGGTTTTATACATCGAATACATTTATAGATAAATTAACTGATAAATTAAATAATACACCTAGATATAATTATGATATTTATAATCAAAATTATAATAATTTTGAAATAATTATTGAACCAAATATACATAAAATAACTTTTTTACCATATGATTTATTTAATGGACAAAATTGTATTTTTGGTAGACAAGAAATTATAAAATCAAATATATATTATATTTTAACTATTAAAACTACAAATTATTCCTTACAAATTAATGATATTGTTACAATATCAGGTAGTTCAGATATAACAATAAATAATACAGAATTAAGTAATAGTTATTTATTAATTAATAGTTTGAATATTAATAAATCTTTCCCAATTTATTCAATAAATAGTAATAACAGTTATGATATTTTATTACCAAAGAATATAGAAACTACTTTGGTATCATCTGAATCAAGAGGTGGTTTTAATATAATAATAAAAACTGCTACAAAAATTAAAATGTTATTTAATTATTCAGACACAATTGGGCATATATTAGGTTTTAAAGATATTGGGTTTAATTATTCAATAATTGATTACAGCACAGAAATAACAAATCAAGATATATATATTAATTCTAATAATTTAGATTCGGTTGGTAATATAGTTACATATTCTAGTGGATTTTTAAATTTTGTTAGAGTTAATAATTATTTTTTAATGTATTTAAATGATATTGATTATGTACAAATGCCAAATAGGATTCCTGCCGCATTTGCTAAAATTTTATTAAATCAAGATTCAGAAAATTCTTTATTTAATACATTTGTATCAACACCAATAAATACTTATTCTAAACATTTCCCTATTTCTGAATTATCTCATTTAACTATTCGTTTTACATATCCAGATGGTTCAAATGTTGATTTTAGAAATATTAATCATAGTTTTACATTAGAAATTTCTGAAGAAGAGTATGTAAATGATGAATGATTTAACAAAAATATTTAATAAAAAATAGTAATATTTTTTATTAAATTAAACATAAATTAATTAATTTCTTGTTAATGATAATATATCATTTATTCTATGATTATTAATGAAAAATTTTAATATATTTTCAATATTAACTAACCACAATAATATTGTTCTACTTGTAAAACTATCAAAATAAGACACAATATTTGATTTAAATACTTGTTTAATATTATCTGTCAATAAAAGACCATATATATCTAAATGATTGAAAAACTCTGATAATATATCTCTAACAGATTCATTTGCATACAGTTTTTGTTCAGAACTATCATTGAAAATACTTACAGAACTTTTAACAAGGCGTACTGATATATCACCATACAAAATTTGTTTAATTGATTTATCAATATCTTGTATTTCATTTTCAATTATATAATCGATTTTAGTACTAATTGATGATGCACCACTATTTGAAGAGTTTGAAAAATATATATGTAATATTTTTCTCATGATATATTCTATTGACTGACAAATTATAGTACGAACAAGATAATTTAATTGTTCATTAATAAATTTTAAAACAAGATTGTTGTTCATGAAACTTTTATTATTGAAATAACTTTCGCATAAATTTGATATATGTTCAAATCCATTATTAATTATACAATTATCTGTTTTATCAATATTTTCATTTTGTTTTTTTAATAATTCTAAAATAATTAAATTATAATTACCTTTCAAATTAGTTTTTAATATTTTATACCACAAGTCATTTATATAAATCTTATTATATTTATCATAAACACCAATTAATGTTTTAGATGTTTTAGTGATTTTTTTTAATTTTTCAGACTTTTCTATTATTTTATTTAAAATAACATTTTCTTTTTCTATACTAGTATTACTATCATTAATCTCTTTGATTTTAGCATCTAGTTCTGTTGATTTATTTTTAGATATTTTAGTTTTATCTAAACTTTTTAATAATTTTTCGAGTTTTATAATATTTTCTTTATTTATTTCTATTTCATTGGTTTTTTCATTTAATATTTTCCTGGATACGAATGCATCCTCGTTATTGTCAATTTCAAATGATTCTATTTGTTCTTCAAAATAATTATTTTCTATAATTTTTTCAATTTCGTAGCTCATTGATGTATATAGTTCTTTTGCATTTGATAATGTATATTCTGCATTGATATCAAATAAATGATTTGATAAATAATGTAATGTTAAATACGAACATATATTAAATGAATTTTCCAAATATAATAATACATTATTACCAAAATTTTCATTTGATGTAATTAACAATTTAATATCTGTAAATAAATTATTATTAATATTATGAAAGATAGTATTTATTGGATTTGATTCATTATAATTATAAAAGATTTTATTAAAAATATTTGAACATTCGTCTTTTATAAATTTAATTGTTTTTTCTCCAACACATTCTTTTAATTTAATATCTTTATCCCCCAATGTCGTTTTTAAAATTTTAATTATTTTATTATTATTCATTTTAATTAATGAATATATTGGAATAATATTATCTAAATTTGCATCAAATAATAATGAATTATTATGTAATAATACATCTATTATTTCTTCTTTTACATAAAATTCATTTTTAATTTTAAGTCTTGATGTATTACTAAAATCATTCTGATATATAATAAATGGAACACTGCCTTTAGACTTTTTAATAATCGAATAAACATTTTTTGGGGTTTGTGATTTATCTGTAATTGATATTTCAGTTGTTAATAAATTAATTTTCATATCTTTTGATTTAAATAATGTTTCATCAACATCAAGTTTATAAACACTTTTATTTAATATGTTATTAAATGTGTAAACATCTAATTCTTGTTTTACAACTTCGCAAAGTAATTTATATAAAATATTATCTTTAATACTATTTATATTTTCATCTTTTAATGTAAAAGTTTTATTTTTTTTTAAATAATTCTTTATTTTTGTTAATATACCACCATTATTTCTAATAAAATCGCTAAATAATTTAATAATACCCATTTTATAATAAATATTTAAATCATTATATAATAATTGAGGTAATTTAATTTCTTTTTCTATATCAATAGCAGCTAATTCATGAATATTTTGATATAATTTATTGTCAATATCATATATACCACCACCAGTCATAATATCAATGGTATCATTAGTATTAGGAACACGATGTGTATAATAATATATATCTTTGTTTGACGAATCTAACAAGTATTTATTAAATTTTGATAATAAAAGTGTATTAGTGGAATCTTTAAAATAATAATATATAAATAACAATGCATTTAATGTATTTAATTTTTTTTTTAAATCATTGACATTAAATATATGTGGTTGATCAATAATTTCCTTACTTAATAAACAGTTTTTTACGATATCTATATAATGATGATTAAATATATCATTAAAGTTATTAATTTTGCCTTTATCTAATTTATCTAATATAAGATTAATTTTGTTTAATTTTTCTTTAATAAATTTATCATACCCTACAATTTTACTATTTTGGGTTTCTGTTATTTTTTCTCTAGTTGGTATTCTTGCATTTTGTGTAAAATATATACCATCTTTTTTCATATCAAGCGTATAATCACTTGGTTTAGATGAATAAAAATAATTATGAACAGGAATGGCAGGAACAGAATGGACCTGATCAACAATTTCTGTTGAATTAATTAAATTTAAATAATACAAACCCATTGAATGAGAAATTATAAAATGACGAGAATCATCTGTTATTTCGATATTATAAAAACTAGGTTGTTCTGTTGTTTTATATTTATCAAAATTAAAATTATTATTGGTGTCAATAAAATTTAAAATACTAATATTTTTAAGATTATCATAAAATTGTGCCTTATTATTTTTTCCAATATAATATAATATATCATTTAATGACTGAAGTAGAAATTTATTATTTTTAATTTTACCATGTAATTCTTTACATATTTCTTGCAAAACATTATATGGTTTTATATCAAAAAACTTTTTATTAAATTCTTTGTATAAGTCGTCATATTTGACGTCACCATCTGTTATATATTTATCTAATAATAAAATAAAATTTTTAATCATTTTATTACTTGTTTCATAAGTGTTTATTGGTTTATCATTATTATTATAAAAATCAATTGATTTTATTGTAATATCATCAAAATATAATAATAAACTTTTTAGTATTCGTTGATTATTTGCCTTGGATATAATATGTGGTTTATATATATTAAAAACGCTTTGTAATAATTCATTTTGATCATCTTTGTCTGTTAAATCATTTATACCTGTTGATAATGCTATTAAATCAAATGTAACATATGATGTTAAATTATTGTGTGACATAAGTCCTGTCAAGTCGCAATACATGTCATATATACATAATCCGATATTCTTATTTCCTTCCAGTTTTGAATTCCATTTTTTAAAAAAATTATCATTATCGGATATATTAAATTTATGATGAATTAAATAGTTATTAATGGATTTAATTACATCTTTATGTTTTTTATTATTAATAAATGTATATCCTAAAATTATATATAATGAAAAATTTATCATATAGATGTGGTCTTGTTCAATAATTTTCTCATCATATGCTATTTTTGTTATTTCTGTTACAATATCTACAAACGCCCTTGCCGATGTAATTGCAGTTTGAACTACTGTATTTACTACTATTGTATCATTATATACACCACCTATTTGAACACTAAGTGCTATAACAACTGTTACTACTTTTGTAGCTACTTTTACTGCAGCTGCAGCGTCATCTGAGTTCGCTTTCGCATTTTTTGCTTTTGTAACTGCATCTTGTTTATATGTATCTGATACTAATTGATCTTGTGTTGTTGTTTGAGATGTAGTAGCTATTACAGCTGCAGTAGCAGCTATTACAGCTGCATGAGCAGTTATTCTTGTTAAATCATCTTGTGTCTGTCCTAATAATAATGGTCTTGATATATTCAAGCGTGCCGTTAATGCAATCGCCTCGACAGGTGTCAATTGTGTTATTGTATTTGTTATTGCTAATAATGCATCTGATATTTTTGTGGTTGTTTCTACATTTATATCAGATATGTTTTTTGTTGTTTTTATTGCAGACACTATTGTATTTATTATCGAAGACAATTCTGTTGTTATTACCATTCCTGGTATTAACATTGTTGTTTTTATTAACAACATCGCATTATTTGCCTCTTGTAACACTAATTCTGCATATGATGTAGCTCTTGTTACTTCTATTATTGCAGTTTCTATGGTAGTTAAGGCTAACGTGACATCACCACCTGTTATTGAATTCGTTGCAATACCCGCTTGAACTGTTGCGGTATCTGCAATAACAACTGCATTTTGTGAAGATGTACCTGCTGTGGTCATTAATCTTACAACAAAATCTGATGCTGCTATTTCAGATTCTATTGTTATTACTGTAGGTGGCAGTGGTTGTCGTCGTACAACCCTAAGTAATTCAAGAATTGATCGTATATATGATTGTTTTTGTTGTGGTAGTTGTCGTATTAGTAGTTGTTGTTGTTCTTGTGTTTTTAATATTTTTAATTCCTTTTCTATTATTACAAGTAATTCTATTGTTGTGAATGATAAATCTTGTAATTCAGTTGCATTTAATAAAGTTTTTGATTTGTATATATCTTTAATAACATCCTGTATTGAATCAATCACTCTTTTTTTAAGTATTAAAGCCTCGTTTATCTCATCATTTTGTGTTTTAAGATCATATGTTATATTCGTATTAATTTTTGATGCACTTTTAATAGCATAACCTATATGAGATATAATTTTATCTAAATTACTTATTATTGTAGTTATTGATGAATTAATATGTGTATTTGTAGTCGTTGATACACTTTCTGTAGTACCATGTACCTTAGTCATTTTGACTTTTGCAGTAACAATAGTATCTTGAACCCTTTTTAATATTGATATATTTGTAATATGTTGTGTTATTTTTAGTGCATTTAGTGCATATAATGCTACAAATGATTCATTGTCTATATCTCTAAATTTTGTTAATGATGGATATAGTGATCTTATACTATTTCCAATAATATACTCTAAACACTCGTTAATTTTATTATCATTTAATAAATCATATATAGTATTAATCTGTTTATCTGTAAATTTGTTATATAATAAATATAATATTTGTTTACCAAAAGTATCATAGTTTAATATCTTTTCAATATTTGTAATTGGTTCTAAATTATGAAAATTGTCAATATATATATTTCTCGTCCCACCTATATATATATTTTCTTCAAATTTAATATACGACGATGCAGTATCATTAGTCATAATATCAGTTGATGTTGATGGAACATTATGATAGTCTTTGTTAATAAATGTTTGATTTGTCTTTTTAATATCTAAAATACAGTCTTTTATTTGTTTTTTTAAAGATTTCTTATAATCGTTATCCTCGTTATCCCTGTTAAAAGTATAATCAATGTTATCAAAATTTTCGAACTTTTCTTTTACAGTTTTAAATACACCATGATTATCTGATTTAATAGTTTCTATAATATCTGCTGTCGATGGTTCTTTAGTAACATTAGCAAATAATTGTAACAAGTTATTTTCTGTTTGTTCTTTTTCAACTAAATACATAATTGTATTTTTTAAACTCTTTATAAAAGGTGTTAGCTTGACTGTATCAAATATATCTTGTTTAATATCAATTATATCACTTTTATTAAAAAAATCAGTTTTATCTTTTGTTGGTGGATCAATAAAATCTAAAACATCTAATGTATTATTAATTTTTTTAATTTCTCCAGAAAATAAATAATGAAATGGATATAATCCTAAATTATCTGTATAATTTGGATTAACATTTACATCTAATAAATATTTAACTAATGATTCTGATTGCAAACTACATGCTAAATGTAATGGAGTTTGATTCATTTTATTTGGACCATCTGGATTTACACCATTTTGGACTAAAAATTTTATAATATTTAATTTAGATGGATCATTTGTTTTTCTTTTATCCATTCTAATAACTTCATGAATTAAACTATCTCCATTATCATTAATGACATCAAACGGAATTTGATTAGTAAAGGAATATTGTAATAATTCTGTAGTATCTAATTTATTTACTAGATTAAATAATTCTACTATTTGGCTTGAATTATGCGTTGCAATAACTCTATAAGATTTATCAAATCTATTCATATTATTAAGATATATAATTTTATAAATAATAAACTTATTTATAAAAAAATTTTTAAATTATTTATACTAATTTAATATAGTTGATATTATTGCAAGTTAATGGAGGTACTGGTTGTGGCATATATGGTGGATATGCACTTGAAGGTGGACATATTTGTCCAAAATTACATTTATTATTAATAATATTATATTCTCGTTCTTTAGCAAGAATTGTTTCTGTATTTTTTTGTAAAAAGTCTTTGTAATCTTGTGCACTATCTATATTATTTATATTACGTATTTCTTGGTCAAATCTTCGACTTCTTGTATAATTTGTTAAAAATCGTCCATCTTCCATTAATGCTGGGCAGTTGTATGTAAAATATTGATTATTACTCATGTCTATATATATATATTAGATATTTATTATTTTAAAATTATTAATTCTTGACTAATAAATTATCAATTAATTCTTGTTTAGTTTTTTGTTTTTGTACGCCATTTATTTTTTTACTTAAAGTAATATTATTTTTTGTTGCTATTTTTTTAATATTTGACAAGTTTGATTTACTTAAAACATCTTTGTCAAATAATTCGATAGGAACCGTATCAAGAACTGAGGCAATGACATTATCAAGAACTGGGGCTGGAACATTATCAAGAACTGGTGTAATGACATTATCAAGAACTGGTGTAATGACATTATCAAGAACAGGGGCTGGAACATTATCAGGTTCAAGAACTGGAACATTATCAATAACTGGAACAATAACATTATCAAGAACAGGGGCTGGAACATTATCAATAACTGGAACATTATCAGGTTCAAGAACTGGAACATTATCAGGTTCAATAACAATAACATTATCAAGAACAGGAACATTATCAATAACTGGAACAATAACATTATCAATAACTGGAACATTATCAAGAACTGGAACAATAACATTATCAATAACATTATCAAGAACTGGGGTATTATCAATAACATTATCAAGATCTGGTTCAAGAACAATTGGGTCTATTATTTTACATTCAACATCATCACCAACTTCAGGAACAGTTTCAAGAACATTTAATTCATTTTTTTCTGGAACATTTAATTCATTTTTTTCAAGAACATTATCAATTGAAATACTTAAATCATTAGAATATATTGCAATATGGTCTAATATATTATTATCATTTTTAATTTCAGACTTTGAGGTATTTGATTGTAATATATCTATTTTTATTTGCATTGTATCCATAGTTTGTTTCATAGTTTCCATTTTATCATGTGTACTGTTTAAGATATGTTTAAAATCAATTAATTTTTTATAAATAAAATATATAACAACAATAAATCCAATTGAAATTAAAAAACTCAATTTATCTTTTAAAAAACTCATATTATATTATTAAATATTTTTTATATATTTAAACCCACTTTATTTTTTATTGGGTTTAAATATATTTAACGTCATAATAACAAAATATATTCACAGAATATATACTCTATTTTTATATATAAAAAATACTCTCTTTATTAATGTCATTCATGTACAGTTTATCAATTTTTAATTTTGTAATAAATATAAGTTGTTCCAGTCTATCTATTTCATCATACATGTTTTTTAAATAAAATATAAAATCAATTATTTTTGTATAAATAAAAAATATTACAAAAATCAATCCAACAGAAATTAAAAAAATATCTTTATCTTTTAAAAAACTCATATTATCATCAAATATATTTTTATTGAGTTTAAAAATATTTAAACCTTAATATATATATTAATATAATATGACTGGAGGATTATTACAATTTGTAATATCTGGACAACAAGATATATATTTAACAATAAATCCACAAATTACTTTTTTTAAAAAAGTTTATAGAAGATACACCCCATTTTCTCTTGAATTAATTTCTATAAGTTCTGATAGAGCATCTGAATATAATAATGTATCATCATTTATAATTAAAACAGGCGATGCCGTTAATAAATGTTATATTGAAATTGAATTACCTAATTTAATATTTTCTGATATATATATTACAAATGCTGATTATATTGCTAAAAAAAAAACAGATTTAAATAATTTACAAATTAATTATACAAAATGGTATTCTTATTATACAAATTTATTAGGATATATAAATATTGAAGTTGATATATATAGAATATTATATAATTTATTACAGACCGATAATATTACAATTAGTGCATTAAAAACACAAGTTAATCAATTTAATTATAAAAATAAGAAATCCAAAGATTTATATATTAATAATATTGATAATAACGTTTATATATTAATTAATATTTCTGAATACATTGAAAATATTACTAAATTAATTACAACAGATACTATATATAATAGTGATATAAATATTAATAGTACTGATATTCTAACATCAATAAATGATATGTATAAAAATATGAATACATACATTGATTATTATCATTCAAAATATATATATTATTATAAATTATATACAAATAAATTAAATAATACAAATATTAATTTTAATTATGCAGAATATCTTGGACATAATTTTTTTGAATATATTAATTTAGAAATTGATGGTCAAGAATATACAAGGTATTCTAATAATATTTTACATATTAATCAAATGCATAATATATCAGATGGAAATATGGAAAATTATTTAAAGATGATTGGACATACTCCTGAATTAAATACATTTAATTCAGATATAAAAGGCAATAGAAAAATATTAATACCGTTAATATTTTGGTTTAATAAAGATACAGGTGCCTGTCTACCAGCTATTGCATTACAAAATTCAACCATAATAATTAATATTAAAATATCAAAAATTGAGAAAATTATTTGTTTTGAAAATTATCAACAAATGTTTAATGAATTATTAATTACATCGATTGATAATAATATAGGATTTATTCGTAATACACTGTTATTATATAATACTTTTAATATTAATAAAATAGAAAAAAGTATATCTTATAATTGTATTTATATTAATGATGAATTATTAAAAATACAATATCCAGATTTAACAGATGATGAAATATTATTAATATTAACAACAAATGGAACAAGTTATTCAATGAACGAAATTACTAAACTGATATTTCCAAACATGAGTGATGATGAAATAATAGCAAAAAATGGATCTAGTGGTAGCACAACAACACAATATATATTAAATCAAATCCAGTGGGTTCATTTTATGATTAATATTAAACAAACAATATATTCATCTATTGCCTTAAAAATTGGGTCTTATTATCCATATATAAATTTTAATATGTATCATAGTTCTATTCCTGCACCACAAGTTAAATTAATAACAGAAGTTATATTTTTATATGATACAGAAAGAGAAAAATTTGCAAATTCTAAATTAGAATATATAATTGAAACTTTTGATGAGGATGTTTTTACAATTAAATCATTACAATATTTTAATTGTGAATTATCATTTACTAAACCATGTAAGGAATTACTATGGTATTTACAACCACAAATTTTTTATGATGGATTAACAGAATATGGACAAAATACAAGTTTATTATATGATTATAATAAATATTTTATAAATGATCCTATTTTAAAACATAAATTAAACTTGAATAATTTTAATATATTATTATCAAATATTGATATGAATTATTATACATATTTATTATCATCTAAATATTTAAATAATATTTTACCAAATGGTGTTTATTATCATTCTTTTTGTTTATACCCTGAAGAAACACAACCATCGGGAACTGCAAATCTTACTATATTAAAAGGAAAACAATATTCAATACAATTTAATACCCAATATGTTGACGAATTTAATGATTTTATATTAAATTTAGAAAATTCAAATTTAAATTTAAATCGTAACACTAATATGATTTTAAGGTTTGTTGCAAAATCATATGAATTATTAATAATCCATAAAGAATCAACCCATTTATTATTTTCTTAATAATATTTTATAAATATTTTGTTGTTTTATTATTGCGTTTGTTTATATTTTGATGAATTAATACTTCAACACTAACAATAATTGTTAATAATAAAATATTGGATAATGTTCTTTCCTTTTTGTTACTATAAAATAAATACAATATGTATATTATTAATATTAATAAAATATTGTGCATCATACCTTCCCATTTCGACCATTCGTAAAATTGTTTTAAGTTTTGCATTATATATATATATATATAAAATAAAAATTAATATTATTAAATTTTTAAAAAAAGTTTCAATCAATTGGTTGTTGAAAAAGAGTATTTTATTATGATTTCAACATCATCTATTAATTTATAAAATAATTCATTTGTAATACAATAATTATTTTCTTAATATTTTTATAAATATTTTGTATGATTATTATTTCGTTTATTTATATTTTGATGAATTAATACATGAATACTAATAATAATTGTAAATAATAAAATATTGGACACAGTTCTTTCCTTTTTGATACTATAAAATAAATACAATGTGTATATTATTAATAACGTTAAAATATTGTGTGCAATACTTTCCTATTTCGACCATTCATAAAGTTGTTTTAAGTTTTGCATTATATATATATATAATAAAAATTGATAATTTATTTGTTTAATAGCCATTATTATAATTTTATATATGACTACAATTACTAATATTGACAATTTTCAAAAAATTATTGATGCAAATGCATCACACACCCTTTGCCCATATGTGATACACATAAAGGGTCGTCGTCTGACAGGACTTTTTATTCATAATAGTTCTGCTTGCAAAAAGGTTGCACGAGTTACAACATTGCTTCATAACTGTCGTTGTTGTGCTTCACGTATCAAGCGTCTTTTTAACATGAGTGATATGAATGGGGCTATTACCCTTCCAACATCAATTATGAGCCACGTGGGCAATGATATTAACGCAAGTCATTATGAAGAAATTCATACTATTTCCCAAGAGGCGTGTGGTCTTGGTGTTAGTGGTTTTGTGTTTCTTCAAGATGAAAATTTACTAAAATATCAACCAATAGAGGGTGGTTTTGATCATATTCATATGAAAATTTCTAAGGAGAATCAATGTGATGCATCATTTACACCAGAGGAATATATCCTTTTTAATGGAGCAATTAATCGATATATTATTCAAGGTCAAATGAAACGTCTTGTTGATAGACTTGTTGAACAAGGATATGAATCTGTATTGATTCTCGAGAACTGTCTTGAAAAGGTGACATATGGTCATACATTTCTAATGTCAATTCGTTGGGCAAAGACTTTTTTTCAAGAACTTGCAACATACCCACAAACTCTAAAGCAGATGAATCCAAAGGTGCTATTTATGTTCTTTATGAAGAATCTACTTGAAGGAACTCTTGGACCAGACCTTTATAGTGGTGCGGTTTGTTTCGAACTTGCAACACTCGACCAGTTGCTTGGGTGTCTTGAGGTTGCAAAGAACGAAAAGGCAATCATGGCAATGTGCGAAGATCGTCTAAATCCATTAAAGTATCAACGACCAACGGCACCACCATCTGTAGGAAAGATAAATGTTGCAAAGAGTCTTTTGGGAGATTTTACAGTTTCTGTTGCAGCTGTTTCAGATCACCCCAATGCAGTTCCTGTTGGACGCATTATTTCACCCAGCACTAGTGCAATGAGTGGATATGATGCACTAACTACAGCCACAACAAAGCCCAAATCTACTTTTGCTAGTCGATGTGCGTATGAACCAAGTGTTACTAACATCAAGACAGTAAAAAATCTTGTTGATTATGTCAAAAAGTTCCCAGGAATCAAGGTCCAAATCAAGACGACACATTCTCCAATGTATTTAGCAAACACCACTCTTGATCAAAAGTTTCTATGTGTTCCATTTATGTGGGCTTTCTGTGTGATATCTCCAACAAGCTGGGGTATGAGCACATGGGGTAATATTACAGATATTATTCCCACATGGGAAACACTTCCAAAAAGTCATAAGAACGTACTGTTTGTAATTGAAAACGTAACAATGCCATCGAATACAGTCGTATGTACCATTCCATCGTTTCTCTCATCAGAGTATATACGCACGTGTCGTGTAACTTTTGAGGCGTTAATGGGAACAATGAAGCTCATTATTCCTGAAAACACTCGTCTTGCATGTGGAATTGGTGCCAATGTAAAGAATGAGAACAATTATCTTCAATCACCAATCACCATAAAGATTGGTGGTAAGGAAATTGTTATTTCAAAGCTAATGTAAAAGAAAGCTTATTTTATTTAAACAATTAAATTAATTACATTAATTAATGCACTCTTATCTATTATTTTATAACACCCTGTCATGTATAATGTACATACATTACAATTTTGTAATGTAAATAATGTTGTAATATTTATACAATAACTTATATTTAGATTGTAAACATTACCTAATGTACTCACATCTGTTATATTTATACAATTATTTATATTTAAAGTATGAACTTTTTTTAATAAAGACACATTTTTAATATTTAAACAATAACTTAAATTTAAATTATAAACACTACCCAATGCACTTACATCTGTTATATTATTACAATTACATAAACTTAATGTATGTACACGTCCTAGTGCACTTACATCTTTTATTTTTTTACAATTACCTAAATTTAATGTATGTACATTACCTAAACAACTTACCTCTATTATATTAGTACAGCAAGATAAGTTTAAAGTGTGCACATTACCTAAACAACTTGTATCTGTAATATTAGTAAAAGATAAATTTAAATTACTAATATTACATAATGCACTTGTATCCATTATATTTTCACATTCGCTTAAATTTAAAGTATGTATATTACAATTTTTTAATGGGTTGATATCTATAATGTTATTTTTGCAAAGATTTAAAGTGTGTATATTACAATTTTTTAATACCCTAATGTCTATTAATTTATTTTTGCTTAGATTTAATGTGTGTATATTTAAATTACTTAATGCTGTAATATCAACCAATTTATTATTACTCAAATTTAACGTATTAATATTACAATTACTCAATGCACTAATATTAACCAAGTTATTATTATTTAAATATAAAGTATTAATATTACAATTACTCAATGCACTAATATCTGTTAACTCGCAGTAATTTAAATATAGTGTATGTATATTACAATTACGCAATGCATTAATATTTAATAATCTATTATAACTTAATTTTAAAGTATGTATATTACTTGTATTTAATGTACTAATATTTGTTAATTTACAATTACATAAATTTAAAAAATGTACATTATTCAACACACTTATATCTTTAATATTTTTACAATAACTTAAATTTAGATTATAAATATTACTTAATGTATCCACATTTATAATTTTAGAACAATGGCTTAAATTTAAAGTATGTATATTGCAATTATTCAATGTATTTACATCAATATTTTTACAATCACGTAAATTTAAATTATATATATTCTTTAATGAACTTAAATCATTTATATTATTATTTAAACTTAAATCTAAAATATGTATGTTACAATTTCTCAATACACTAATATCTGTTATATTTTCACAACCGCTTAAATTTAAAGTATGTATATTTTTAAGGGTACTAATATCTTTTAATTTATAACAATCACTTAAATTTAATATATGAACATTATTTAATACACTTGTATTTATAATGTTATTATATTTACTAACATTTAATGATATTTGTAATTTTGAATTAAAAACTTTATTTTGAATTAGTTTTCTGAAAATAACATCATCATGATATTTTTTAGAAAATAATTTGTTCAATTTATAATATTTATATTGTTGATTATATTTACATGTATCATATAAATTATTAATATCAGTAATATTATAATATAATATATCAATTATTATGCTTGGTATCATTATAATATATTATATAAATTTTAACATATTTATTTATCAATTTTTTGTTAAAAATTATCTATATTATAATAATGTTGCAAATAAGTCTACCTAAAAAAATGTATGATATATATACATTTTTCGATAATTCAAAAAAAGAATTAAATAATCCATTTACGTTTTTAAAAATGATGCACGGAATACCTGTAACAATTATTTCAAATAAATCAAATTTAAATTATTATCAAATTGATATACCAATTCATAAAAATATAAAACCATCTTATTTACTAAAATACTTGAAACAAATTGATTATAGAAATTACTATTCATCAAATACTATTTATTTTAAACAAGTTAATATTATTAATGAAAATAAATGGATAGAAACTGAATTATATCAAGGAGTTGAAACAACTTATGTTGTAAATTATAATCCAGAACAATTTTATATATTATTTTATAATATGGTTAATAATAGTGATAGTAATATATCCCAAGCTAAATATTATCATTCTTTAAAAATATTTAAATCTTTTGATACTTTTATATTACGATTTGAAATTACCTTAAATTATTTGGATATAGATCAATTGATTGATATTGAAATTTATTTAAATATGTTAATTAATATTATTGGTGCAATTTATAAAAAATTTAACTTGGATTTAAATTTTAATTATTTGTTAGAATTAGAAACAATAAAGTATCTTGAATTTAGAAACCATAAAAAATGAAATTTTTACCATATAAACAAATATTAGTAATACTTTATAAATAAAATGGGAGTTCCAGGATTTTTTATATGGTTATTAAAAAATTATAAAAAAGAAGGTTTTGTTATAAATAAAAACAAAATCGATGATATCGATATATTATCAGATATTAATAATATCGATTATTTTCTGATTGATGCAAATTGTCTTGTTCATCCAGTATGTTACAAGATTATTGCAGATAATCCAGAATTAAAGGATAATGATAAATTAGAACAAAAAATGATGAATGCAGTATTAATATATTTAGATGAATTAATAGAATATGTTCAACCTAAAAAAGGTATATATTTAGCAATTGACGGAGTTGCACCTGTTGCTAAAATTAAACAACAAAAAATGAGAAGATTTAAATCAGTTGCAGATAAAGCAATGTTTGATGTAATAAAAAAGAAACATTCTAAACCACTTGCAAATTCGTGGAATAATAATGCAATTACTCCTGGTACAGAATTTATGGAAAAATTACATAATATTATTATTGATTGGGCAAAAAAACAAACATTTGAAGTTATATATTCAAGTTGTTTTACTCCTGCAGAAGGCGAACATAAATTATTACAATTTATTAGAACAAATCAAATTAAAAATATTAATATGTCATATGTTATATATGGATTAGATGCTGATTTAATTTTCTTAGCACTAAGTACCAAATCTGATAAAATATATTTATTGAGAGAAGCTAATGAAATTAATAAAAAAGAATCAAAAGAAGTATTAAATCATATATCAATTAAAATAATGAGAAAATCAATATATAAAACTATATTAAAATATTTATCAAAAGAAGAAACTTTTTCATTTGAACTAAATGAAAATAATATTGTTAGTGATTTTATATTTATGTGTTATTTATTAGGAAATGATTTTTTACCACATATACCATCCTTAAATATTCATAATAGCGGAATTGAAAATTTAATTATTAATTATTCAAAAACAATAAAACAATTAATTTTAGAAAATAATAAAGTTATTTACTTGATTGATGATTTAGATATAAATCATACTTTCTTATTAAAATTTATAATTAATTTAAGTATTGAAGAAGATACTTTATTAACAAATAACTTTTATGAAAAAAAAAGAAAGTTTTACTGTAATGGAGATGCTTATGATAAAGAAATATTTAAAATAGATAATTTACAATTTAAAATAAAAGACCCAATATTATTAGGCTCTGATAATTCTGAAGAATGGCGAAAAAGATATTATAAACATTATTGGAATGTTGATGAAAATGAAATTGAAGAATTTAGTGAAAAACTAGTTTATCATTATTTAATGGGAATAAAATGGATAACATATTATTATTTTGATAAATGTCCATCATGGAATTGGTATTATCCTTTTGATTATCCTCCATTTATTTCAGATATTGCAAAATATTTACCAAAAATTAACTTGGAACAAATTAAATTCAAATTAGGATCACCATTAAAACCATATATGCAATTGTTATCTGTACTACCTCCACAATCTAATTATTTATTACCACAATCATTAAGAAAATTAGTACTAAATCCAAATTCTTCTTTAATTTCATTATATCCAATTAAATTTGAACAAGATTTTATTAATAAACATAGATATTGGGCGGCTATACCAATATTACCACCAATTGATATAAAATTAATAAAAGATAAATTTTATAAATATAAAGATGAACTAACACCAGATGAAATTAGGAGAAATACACTTTTAGATTCTTTAATTTTTAATAAATAAATAAATTCACTATTTTTTAATTTAATAAATTCACTATTTTTTAATTTAATAAATTCACTATTTTTTAATTTAATAAATTCACTATTTTTAAATTTTTAATTTAATAAATTCACTATTTTTTAAATAAAATAGTTTTAAAAATGATTTAAAAAATTACAAGTTAATTATAATATAAAAATATTACATATATTAATTATGGATAAAAGTGATAATAAAAAAAAATTTAATTTAATACCAGAAAGAATCAACTCTATTAAAGAAATGGTTGGTGGAAATAATATTGATTCAATTATTGATTTTAAAAATTCGACAGAATCATTTGAATACCCAACTAATACTGACGATATTAGAGAATTATTACCAAAAAAATATATAGATTTTGGTAAAGCTATCAATGAGTTGGGTGGCAGATTATTATATATTAAAAGTGGATCAACGGGACATACTTTTAAAGGTGTTTTTCCTCCGCCAGAAAACGAAACAAAAAAGTCTTATGCTGTTAAAATTGTAGCATATCCAAAAAAAGAAAATTATGGTGATATGTATAATATAAAAAGACCAGAAAATACTGAATTATTAATGATAAAATTATTATCATATTTTGTTATTAATAAACAAACCCCTCATATTGTTTTACCAATAACAACATTTAATACAAGTATTAAACCATTTTTAAATTTAACAAAATCAAATATAGTTAATAATAAAAAATTTGATCAATTTATTGAAAAATATGAAAATGGAGAATATTATCAAAATGTATCAATATTAGTTAGTGAGTGGGCAAATGGTGGCGATTTGTTAGATTATGTTCGTACTAATTATAAAAAAATGACAGTAACAGATTGGAAAGTAATATTATTTCAAATATTATCTGTTTTAGCAATTATTCAAAATAAATATCCTGGATTTAGACATAATGATATGAAAGCAAATAATATTTTAATTCATACCATGGATGATGATGATGATGACGATAATGATAAAAATTATTTATATAAAATTAATAATCAAACATATATTGTAAATAATATTAAAGTTCAAATTAAATTATGGGATTTTGATTTTGCATGTATACCTAATATTGTTGATAATTCAAAAGTTAGTGCTGATTGGACTAGTAAAATAAATGTGAATCCTGAACAAAATAGATATTATGATATACATTATTTTTTAAATACATTTACACGTAAAGGATTTTTTCCAGAATTTTTATCAGAACCAGAAATTCCAAATAAAGTTAAAGAATTTGTTAAAAGAGTTGTTCCAACTAAATATGAATCTGGTAAATATGTTTCAGAAAGAGGGCGTGTTTTAGTTAAAGATGAATATTTAACACCAGATGAAATATTAAAGAATGATCCTTTTTTTAAATCAATAAGAAAATGTGAATAAACATCATATAAGAATAAATATATTAATAAAATTTTTAATTAATATATTTAAATTATCATTTTTTTAATCATGAATAAATTCAGTAATAGCATAATATATAATTTTATTATCCTTTTTTTTAAGATATATAAATAAAATTTTTTCATTTAATATATATGAAAAAATTGCCATATTAATATCAAGGTTTATTCTTTCATCTATTCTATATCTTGAATTTAATAATAATCCTTTAATATATAATTGATTTGCACTTATTGATTTTACATCTAATTTTAATCCATAATTTAACAAATCTTTTGATAGTTCTGTCAAATCACCTTTAATAGGTGTTAACCACGCCCATATCCAAGTATTATACATTACATCATAATAACCAATTATTTGAAAAGATGCTTTTGCAAAATCATTATCTTTTAAATGAAAAGTTCCAAAAGTATCTGTTACTTGATTATATTTAAATTCACTATTAATATATTTTCTATATTTAAGATTTGTTTTGTCATAATTATCCAAACTTTTTATAATAATTTCTTTTAATTCATCAACATTAAAAATTTCATCTTGTTTCATTACTATAAATTATAAAAGAAATTATTAATAAATCATTTTTTTAAAATTAACAACATTAATTTTTGTTATATCAATATTATTAATATCACCAATTATTGGATTATAAAAAATAATATTAGTAATATTATTTTTATTTTTATTAAGTAAATATGCATGCATTATTTTTTCACATATATTATTACAATTTATTAATGAATTTAATGTTATTATTGTGTTATCACATAATATATCAATTATACAGGAAACATTACAATACGACACATTATAATTAATAAAAATATTAGTTGGATTTATTGTATTTATCATTTTACATATCCCTTTTTCTAAATTTATATAATATTTATATATTTCATCATTATTTAAAAAATCACTATAAACATTAATATTATTAAAAGAGTTTGAATGAATAATACTATCTATTATTTCTTTCCAATTATTATGTATTATATTATCATTATTAATTTTACTTGAATAATTCTTTTGAACAATTTTTAAAACTAAACATTTAATAATATTATTAATAATTGATATATTAATTTTATTAGGTATATCTAATGTTTTATTAATAATTGATTTTTTATTAACGATTTCAATTAGATATTTTGAAATATTATAATAACCAATAATATTTAAATGTTTTTTGATATCTAATGATAAATTTAATGCTGGTTTAATTTTATCAAAGTCCCCTATAAAATTTTTAATATATAATGATTGGTCAATTTCTCTTATTAACGGACTTGGATTATTATGATAATTTATAATTAATGTATGTTTTGCTCTCGAACATGCAACATAAAATAAACGTCTTTCTTCATCAATTTCATAAAGCTCATCTAAATAATATTTTGACCTATAATATGATAAATCTTTTGAATTCATATCAATAATATAAACATTATCCCATTCTAAACCTTTTGAACCATGAATTGTTGATAAATACACACTATCTATTGATGTATTATTAACTTCTTGATTTAAATATATATTATTAATAAAATCATTTAATGATGAATCTTTTAGATATGAAAGTAAAATATAGATATCATTTTTATTATTATTAATACCTTCCCAAAATTGTTCTAAATAGGTAATTATTATTTTTGTTTTATCGCTATCTTTAGACATTTTTTTTAATTGTATGAATAAATTGTGTAAATCTGGTAGTTCTTTTTCTATTAAACAATCATTTAATATTTGTTTTGCTTTCACATTATCATAACCTGGGTGTAAACAGATGATTCTATTTAAATATATTGAATCAACATATTTTAATGTTTTCTTGTTTAGTAATATTACAATAAATGCTAGAAAATCTTTAATATGTGGTTTATTAAGTAATAATAAACCTAAATGTTTTGATATTGGTATATCTTTTTTTTGTAAATATAATTCAATATTATTTAATTGATTATTATTTCTAGATAATATTACAATATTTGATAAACTAGTTCCATTTTGTTTTTTTATTAAAATATCATTTGTTATCCATTCAAACTGTTCTTTAATCGATTTAAAATTATTTACATGCGGTTTATTATCATTATTAATATCAATTGATTTAACATTTTTATCAAATTGATTTAAATTATGAGATATAATATCTTGACAAAAATTTACTATTGATGATGTTGATCTATAATTTTCTTCTAATAAATACATTTTATGTGGCTTGTTTAAATTATAATTTAATATATATTTTACGGAACTACCCCTAAAAGAATAAATAGATTGTGCATCATCACCAACAACCATTATATTACTATTATTTGATAATTGTAACAAGATATTATTTTGTATCGAATTAACATCTTGGTATTCATCAAAAAACACATATTTTATTTCATTTTTAAAATCACTTGATTTTGTTGTTAATAAAAAATCATTAAACATTATCATTAAATCATTAAAATCAATTAAATTATCTTTTTTCTTTTTTAATTTATATAATTTATGAATTAATTTAAATTCTTTTAAATATTTATAGAGTTTATTTTTAATTAAAACAGATTTCATATCAAAAGGAACTGTTATTGATGATTGGTCAAATATAGTTTGAATCTTTAATTTAATTATTTCTGTATTTTCTATATTTTGATTATCAATTATATCCTCTAAATAAGCTTTTGTGTCTGATTCATCCATAATAATATTATTTAAATTATTATATTTTTTTAATATTTTATAACTTAATCCATGAATTGTTCCAACATAATAAGGAACTTTATCAGGAACTAATTTATTTAATCGATTTAATATTTCAATACCAGCCTTTTTAGTAAATGTTATCATAATAGTTTCTTCTGGTTTAAGATTATGTTTTAATAACATATTGATATATCTTGCAATTAATGTATGAGTTTTACCTGATCCTGGACAAGCTATTACTAATATATTATCTTGTGTTGAATCTACTATTATTTGTTGTTCTTTACTTAATTTAAAATTTTTAATTATTTTTTCTAATATAATATTTTGTGCCGTGTCATTCATTATTTATATATAAAAAATAATCTTTAAATAAAATGTAATTATCTATTAAAAAAAATAATTATCTATTAAATAAAAATATAATTATCTATTAAAAAAATTATCTATTAAATAAAAATATAATTATCTATTAAAAAATGTATTTCTCTATTAAAAAAAATAATTATTTATTTATTTTTTAGTGGCAATTTTTGGTTTGATTGATCTCGCAGCAATTTTTGGTTTGATTGATTTTGTAGCAGAAATAATATACTTGTCATATGTTGATTTATTTACTAAAACACTACTTCCGCGATTATCATTAATTCTATAGTGACCAGTACCACCGAGATTAAATGAGCATGTCATTCTAGATGGACCAGAATTAATACCAGGATTTCTATTTTTATTGTTAGTGGACATTATTAAATATATAATATTATTTTATAAATAATTAATTAATCAATTTTTATTAAAAATAATAAAGAAATGGATTTGAAATAATTTCATTTGATAACAATCAATTGATTTTTCAAACAGTAATATAACCAATAGGGAGTTGATATTCAGGTTTATTAATAACAATAACATTTTGATTTTCTGTTGTAATACCATTAGTATCGTGTAAAATGATAAATACCACCATCTTATGACCACCTTGACAATATGGTAAAGATGTTAGAATATTTTTACCAAAATATTCACCAATACCCATCGCTTGTCTAGCACGATATGACGTGTTTAATGAATTACAAAGAATAGAATCAATATTTTTTTCTGGTGTTCCATGAAATACAATTGATATTTTTTTTGTTGGAGACTTTTTAAAAGCTTCATAAAATCGATTTAAAATTGGTAAATTATGATTAAAATGATGATTGTTCATGAAACTGTTTTTTATATTTTCATTGTTATGCGTTGCTAGTTTTCCAGACATTCCTTTAAAACTAAAAAGAAGTATGTCTTTGTCATGACAATATAGCACATATTGAAGATTTAATAATTTTTGTTCTAGTTTAGATTGTTCCAAACCATGTTCAAAAATTATACTTTTTAATTTATCTTTGTGTTTAACTTCAAGATTAAATAATTCTAGTTCTATTTTTTTTTGTTTCCAATCAAGTTCAATTTTATATTGTTCAATTTTATATTGTTCAAAATCAATTTTCTCTTGTTCAATTTTATCAAGTTCAATTTTCTCTTGTTCAATTTTCTCTTGTTTAATTTTCTCTTGTTCAATTCTCTCTTGTTTAATTCTCTCTTGTTTAATTATCTCTTGTTCAATTTTCTCTTGTTTAATTCTATCTTGTTCAATTTTAGGATCAATTTGTTCAACCATATATATATCTTCTTGAATATCCATGTCAATTATATCATCGTGATATAGTATTGATAATATCATAATATCTTCAAAATAATTAATATTCATTATATAATTTGGTTCTTTATTTAATGATTTAATAATCATTGAATAAAAATTTTTAATTAGTTTGATAGAAATATCTTCTTTTTTAACAACGCCTTCTAAATACATTGTTTGCTGATCTCGCATATTTACATTTATTTGTGTTGGTTCAAGATGTAATTCAAAATTATAATTATTAAATATATGTGTGCTGGTTGTCATTAGATATTGATACTTTAATTATAGTAATAATAATTAATTTCAATTTTTTAAAATTAATAGAATAGTGTAATATTATTAAAAATTGAAATATATATATTATACTTATAATAATATCAAATGATAATATGTCTGATAATTATACTATACCTGATGAATTCGTGTGTCCGATAACACTCGATATTATGAAAGATCCTATTATATGTGAAGACGGTTATACATATGAGAGAAACGCAATCCTTCAATTAAGAGATTCTTTGTCACCAATGACACGACAGCCAATTGATAAAACTAGATTAATACCAAATCGTGCAATTAAAGATTCAATTAATAAATTTAATGAAAAAAATTTACCGTTTCAAAAAGAAATTAAAGAGAAATTAGAAAAAGAACGTATTGAGAAAGAACGTGTTGAAAAAAAACGACTTGATAAAATAAATTTATTGAAAATTAAATTAGTGTCATGTCGAGTTGAAAGACGACGTGCTATCCAAGAACAACTTGATGAAAAAAATTTATTGATAATTAAATTAGAGTCAATTAGACTTGAAAAAGAACGCATTAAGAAAGAAAAAGAACGTGTTGAAAAAGAACGACTTGAAAAAGAACGTATTGAAAAAGAAAGACCTGAGAAAGAACGTGTTGAAAAAGAACGTGTTGAAAAAGCTAAAATAGTTCAAGAAAGAATTATACGCGAACAAAAAATAAAAGGATTGATTAAAAAATATAACGAAATAAATCCTAGTTTTCAAATTGGTGTACCCTCTATAACTGTACAGGGTACCGGTTTCGGTCCTCATTCATATAATTTTGAAAGATGTGTACATGCACAGGGTGCTTGTCTTAATTGGCATCCTTGGCCAGGAAGATATGAAGGTGAGCCAAAACAACATAAATATGTTTTTGATAATAGATTAATTAAATTATCAACAACGGATGCTCGTTATCAACAATTAGTAAAATATTATGAATGGGTTAATAATAATGTTAAGGGTATGAAGATTACACACCATCTTGTTGATGAGCCTCGTAGAACTAAACTGAATGATGAACCTCTGCAAATGATGAATTCGATTGCGTCTACTATTAATTCTATTACATCAAATATTAATGTATACTGTTTTAATCTTATAGGTCATAATGGACACGATTCTAAAGAAATAAATATTCTTGAATCTCATAAACAATATGTAGAGTGGTGTGTACATTCTGAACAAAGTGATGCTCATCACATCAAACGATTATCAAGACAATGTTCGTATGATGACTTTGAACCATTTATGTTATTAGCTAAAAATATCATTGACTTTACTCAAGATTTAGAATCAATTTGATAATTAAATATTAGTTCTGATGACTGGAATAACATTATCCGTGTGTATTAATTGATGATTAACTTGTGATTTATTTTTTTTATAGTTATTATTAAAACTACCACAAATACTATTAATAAAAATAAAAAATATAATTATCCAAATATTTATTTAATTCTTAACCTACAAGAGTTAATTAAATTAGTTTTTTATGATTTATTAAAAATTGGAAAATATATATATTATATTTATAATAACATTAAATGATAATATGTCTGATAATTATGCTATACCAAATGAATTTATATGTCCGATAACTCTTGATATTATGACAAATCCTGTTATATATAAAGACGGTTTTACATACGTGAAAAATGCACTCCTTCAATTAAGAAAATTTGGGTCATCAATGAATCTACAACCAATTGATAAAACTAGAATAGTACCAAATCGTGCAATTAAAGATTCAATTAATAAATTTAATGAAAAAAAATTATTGTTTCAAAAAGAAATTAATGAGAACTTAGAAAAAGAAATTAAAGAAAAATTAGAAAATGAACGATTTTATGAAAAAAAATTATTGAAAAATAATATGGATTCAATTAGACTTGAAAGAAGACACAACAAGCTTGAAAAAGAATACATTAATATTAACGAAGAAGATTTTTTTAAAAAAACATTATTGAAAATTAAATTAGATTCAATTAAGCTTGAAAGAAAACACATTAAGCTTGAAAAAGAACATATTAAGCTTGAATATAAACACAATAAGCTTAAAAAAGAACATACTTTTGTAAAGAAAGAGTGTTCACCTGAAGAAACACTAATTCTTAAGAAAAAGATAAGAGTTACATTAACTAATTTCAAACATTTATATTATAGTTTAAAATTTAAAACCAAGTTTATAAAATGGTTGTGGGAACTAGTAAGAGAACCTAAAATCGCTAGGGAATATCACACAACCTATTTGGCTGAACACACACATGATGTAGCTGTGTTAAATAATGTTGTTGATAATTTTTCTTATAAACAAAACTTGGGTTATATCATGATGAATAAAACGTGTTGGATTTGAACTCAAGATTTATTATTATTTTTTTACAATAGAAACTAAATATTATTTAGCTAATTTATTACCTAGTGTTAGATAATGTGTCATAAATCACAATGTTCGAGATTTTTATATTATTTACATTGTGAAAAATGTATCAAAAACATAAAGAACACATTAATACTAATTGGTAGTTGAAAATAATTATGTTTTATTTATTTTTTAGGGGGTGAGTTTATGAAATTAATTGCAAGTTCAATCATATTGGCTTTTTCACATTTTTTTTGAGTTTCATCAAATGATGCTGTTTTACGAGTTTTAAGAATTGGTTTTTTGACATCTTCTGGTTTATCTTTACTTGTATTAGCTGTATTTGCACGATATAGATTTTCTGATTCTATTTTAATAGCATTACTTATATTATCACGTTTCTCTTTAATATTTTTACGTGTAACTGGTATATTTAGTTTACGTTTATAAAAATCATTATACATATTCCAGTTTAATTTGATTGATTTTTTTTCATTAATTATAGCTAATGAACATAAATATTTTAACTCATTTTCTTTTAGTGCATTTTTAATTTTTGGGTCATCTAGATTACGTCCACTTGACTTTTGATATTTATTTATGTGGTCTATATCTTCATATCTTCTGCTATAACTTTTATTTACGTCATCTTGAGAGGCAATATAACAGTTCATTTTATTTTCATCTGCAATTATTGATGTTTTTACCCCAAAAACACTATGTTTTCCATCACAGTCGCCTTTCTTATTACTGATTTCGTGAGAACATGGTAAAATAACTATTTCTTCGCTAGTATATTTACCTGACATTTCCTTTAACATTAAACCTAATGTTTGTCGAGTTCTTATTAAATCCGATGAAAATAAAAAGTCAATTATAGCATCACTCAAATCTTTCTTTAATATTTCACCTGCACGAATAGCTTGCATAGATCCAGAGTATTTTCCACTTGTTGTAAGAATAGGGTCTATTAAACCAGATGTTATCATAGTTATTAGTTTTGTGTGATTTCTTTTTGCTTCATTATGAATTCCATCTCCATGTCTAACTAAATAAAATATAAATGTATTTTTTCCAACCTTGTCTAATAATTCTTTTGATATAACCAAGTTACCTGCAAAATGAGCATTAAACCGTGCTATATTAAAATATTTTTTATTATCTGTTTTTTTTACATTATCTGTTTTTTTTACATCATCTGTTTTATTTACATCATCTGTTTTAGCATCACTTTCAAGTTCTCCTGAATGAATCATTTCAATTTCAGACTTTTCTTTAGCAATTGTTAATTTAATAATAGCACAATTCATAAATTTTCCTGGTAATTTTTTAGGTGTTTCTTTAAAACTTGATAATAAACATTGTAATCTACTATTATGAGAAACAATTATAGAACGAACCGTTTTAGGAACAGGACTCTCCTCCCCACCTAATTGATTTTTTAACATTAAATATTTAAGTTTATATTTTAAATATTTATCATTGTATTTACCGACATTACTCATATATATATAATCTATATTTTTTTAAAATTAATTTAATAAATAGTTTTAAAGATATATATTTTATCATAGATAATGGAAAAATATTATGTTCTTGAAGTTTTAGAATTTATTACACAAAAAGATGGTGATGATGGTTGGTTAGCACAATGTGGTAAAATTAAACATATTGGTTATATGAGGAAAAAATTTGAAACAAAGAAACAAGCTGTAATGTATTATGATAAACATAATCCACATATGCGTTCTTTAAATGCACATGGTAATTATCGTAGTGATTGGGATCCAAATACAAAATTACTTTATATTGTTAGAGATGATTATTTAATAAATGCGAATGTTGATTGTTTTTCTATTGAAGATAATTATAAAATCATTGTTTAAAAATAGTTAATTATTTATCTTTATTTTATTAAATAAAGATAAAAATTGATAAAATATTTTTTTAATATAAATAATTACTTTATATTATGGAATTAATCACAAAAAAACAATTATTAAATACAGATCCAAAGTTAATTAATTATAAATAAAGATATTGGAATGCCATTTTGTATGTTTGTGTGTAGTAAAATTTATTAAATTACATGAATGTTCATTTTGAAAATATTTTTTTAAAGTCTGGTACTTTTTGTTTAATTTTTATTTTTTCTATTTTTTTTTTATTTTTTCAATACTATCAATATTACTTACAGAGAATTTATCAAGTTTGTTTTTAATCATATAATCATGCATACTTTTACTAAAATTATTTTTCGGTAAATCATATATTATTTTTTCATCATCATCACTTTTTATAATATCAGTTAATAAATTATCAACAAATATTTTTTTTTCTTTAAATTTAGTATTTTTTTCTATAAAGTCTTTTATAAATTTAGTATTGTTTTCTTTATTATCAATAGGTTTATATATTTCAAAATCTATTATACCTGTTTGTGAAATAAAAAATATTCCTTTATAGATTTTCTTTACCTTATATTTCATTCCACCCCCTTCAACAGTGTCATTAGTGATATTAATACTAATAAGATAAATAATGTCATTAATATTTGTGGTTTTTTTTAATAATTGTTTGTATTTAATGCGGTATTTTAAATATTTATAACGGTAATCCATTTTTTATAATATAATATATATTACATCATAAAAAAAATATATTTTATAATTAAATATAAAACATCATAACCATATATGAAATATTAATTTAAAAAATTTATATCTTTGTAATTATATAATGATAAATTTTTTAACATCAAAAGATCTCTCGTCGCAAATGATGATGAGTTTTATAATTGGTGGTTTAATTGTTTCATCTGTCAGTTATGTCGCAACATTTACAAGTCCTGTACTTGGTTCGATATTATGGGCGTTTCCATTTTCAATAATACCAGTTTTGTATTTTATGAAAGCAAATAATAAAAATAATATATATATATCAAAATTTTTATTAAGCACAACCTTTGCAATAGGATTATTAGTATTATGTACATTTTTGTTCAGTTATTATATAAAAAATTGTCCTGATACTGATATTGATGGTATTACTCGTTCTATTTTGAAATCAACTGCATGGTGGATAATATTTGCTATTTTATTTTATTTATTTATAATGTATGGGGGTTTCAAAGAACATTTTATGTAATATTAGTATAATTTTGACATTAATATTTATTTTATAGATAACTTATATAATGGATTATAAAACTAAATATTTAAAATATAAAACTAAATATTCTAAATTATTATCTGAACAAAATCAAAATTTAAATCAAACAGGTGGTAATTATAAATGCGAACCTAATAATTATTTTAATAAAATATGTCAAGAAAATAAAACGGGTTATTATAACAGTAAAGAAAAATGTATGGAAACATGTGAAAATCAATATATCAATAAACATTTAAAAAAATCAAATTTAAAAAAAGAAACTACACAATTTAGTAATTTAATAAAAGATTTAATTGCTGATGATATTTGTGTTTATATAAAAGGAGGAACAGTATTAGGTTTACTTGTTTTAAAAGAAATATATTTATATGGAAAAGAAAAGAATTGGTCTAATGATATGTGGTTAAAAAATTTAAAAAACTTTATTAAACTTGATTTAATTAGAGATTGGGATTTTGCATGTTATACTAATACTAATACTAATATTAATAAAAAATGTGCTAAAATTACCGATGAATATAGAACAAAACTTGATAAAATAGCAGAGAAATATAAAATGGTTCCACGAGCAAAAACTTTTATATTATATCAGGCAAAATATCCAATAAAAATAAAAGATCAAGCATTATTTGAACTTGCAATTTTAGAGAATGAAGATAATATTAATTTAGAATTACCAATGACAACAATTAAAGTAAAAATAACACCAACCAATTTAAATCATATATTTATGTTAGCTAATTGTTTTTTTAAAAATAGATTAGATATTGATTTTATTAAACATGCAATTAAAAATATAGATTTTATGATTCCAAAACACAAAAATGGATTATATACAATGGATAAAATATATTATGGATGTTTATCACCAGAATTAGTTATATTTATTAAAAACTTTTCAAAATCAGATATGAATTTACAACAATTTTTAATTACTCATTTTATAGAACCACATCGAATGTTTTATAGATTATTAATTAAAAATATACCAAAATCTAATAAAATAAATTTATTTTATAGAGAAAATAAATTAAATACAAAAAAACTAACATGGTTAATTGATTCAGAATACATTAATACTCAAATCAAATCATTCATTGACTGTTTATCTAAACATATATATAAAATTTATTTAAAAAATAAATCAAATTTTGAAAATGTAATATCTGAATTAGATAAATTTTTTTCAGAAGTAAAATTTAATAGAATAGAACTAGAATATGATAATATTGATTCAACTGGTCGGTGTTTGATTAAAACATTATTTATAAAAATTTATAAAAACATATTAATAAAAGGTACTGATAGTAAATTAGTTAAATTATTACTATTTTTAAATAAAAAAAAAATGTTTGATTAATTTTATTTTCCATCAATATATAATTATATCTTTATAATTATATAATGATAAATATTTTTACATCAAATGATATTTATTTGCAAATAATAAGAAATTTTATGCTTGGTGGTTTTATTATTGTATCAACAAGTTATATTATTACATTTACTAATCATGTACTTGGTTCAATGTTGTAGGCATTTTCGCTGTACTTGTAATATATTTCAACATTTGTTAATATATATTAATAAATTATAAACATTTTTTATGGTAGAGTTAATTCACAGACGTTTTTTAATGCACTAACATCTGTAATGTTTTTACAATTATTTAAATATAAAGTATGTACATTACCTAACGCACTTATATCAGTGATTTTATTACAACATCTTAAATCTAAAGTATGTACATTACCTAACGCACTAACATCCGTAATGTTTTTACAATAACTTAAATATAAAGTATGTACATTACCTAACGCACTTATATCAGTGATTTTATCACAATAACTTAAATATAAAGTATGTACATTACCTAATGCACTTGTATCAGTGATTTTATCACAATAACTTAAATATAAAGTATGTACATTACCTAACGCACTTATATCAGTGATTTTATCACAACATCTTAAATCTAAAGTATGTACATTACCTAATGCACTAATATTTGTAATGTTTTTACAATTATTTAAATTTAAAGTATGTACATTACCTAATGCACTCACACCCGTAATGTTTTTACAACCACATAAATCTAAAGTATGTACATTACCTAATGCACTTATATCAGTGATTTTATCACAACAACTTAAATCTAAAGTATGTACATTACCTAATGCACTTGTATCAGTGATTTTATCACAACAACTTAAATATAAAGTATGTACATTACCTAATGCACTAACATCTGTAATGTTTTTACAATTATTTAAATTTAAAGTATGTACATTACCTAATGCACTAACATCTGTAATGTTTTTACAATTATTTAAATTTAAAGTATGTACATTACCTAACACACTTATATCTTTTATTTTATCACAATAACTTAAACATAAAGTATGCACATTACCTAATGCACCAACATCTGTAATTTTAATACAATTACTTAAATCTAAAGTACGCAGCTGGGTACCTAATGTACCTAATACACTAACATCTGTAATTTTAATACAACCACATAATTTTAAACTATGTAGTTTTCCTAATGTACCTAATATACTTATATCAGTAATTTTATCACAATTACCTAAACTTAAAGTACACAGATGTTTTCCTAAACCACTTATATCAGTAATTTTATTACAATTATTTAAATTTAAAACACGCAACTGTTTTCCTAAACCACTTATATCAGTAATTTCATAACAACCATGTAAATCTAATTCATGTACGTTTCCTAACGCACTTATATCAATAATTTTAGTACAATAACTTAAATCTAAAGTATGTACTTTTCCTAATGCACTAACATCTGTAATTTTTGTACAATAACTTAAATCTAAAGTATGTACTTTTCCTAATGCACTAACATCTGTAATTTTTGTACAATCACTTAATGTTAAATTATGAAGGTTTCCTAATGCACTAACATCAGTAATATTATCACAACAACTTAAATCTAAAGTATGAAGGTTTCCTAACGCACTAACATCAGTAATTTTATCACAACAACTTAAATTTAACTCTAATTGTTTATTAGGATTGAATATATTATTTAAAACTCTATTTCTAAATAATTCATCATCATAATATTGTAATGAATATTTTTTATTTAATTTATAATTAATATGTTTTTTTAATTGGGCGAATAATACACATGTATCACATAAAAAACGTAAATCAATATATTCATTGATAACATAAAATAAATCTATATTTGTTAATAAATGTTCCATTAATATATTATTATTATAAATTAATAAAGTATAAATCAATTTTTATTAAAATAAAAACATACAAGCAGTCAAAACATACAAGCAGTCAAAACATACAAGCAGTCAAAACATACAAGCATTTATTATTTAAATTAAAAAATAAAAACATCCAAGCATTTATTATTTAAATTTTAAAAAATAAAACCTTTGTAATTATATAATGATAAATGTTTTTACATCTAATGATATTTATTCACAAATAATGAGAAATTTTATATTAGGTGGTTTTATTATTGCATCTGTTAGTTATGTTGCAACTTTTTTTAATCCTGTAGCTGGTTCGATATTGTGGGCGTTTCCATTTTCAATTATACCAGTCTTGTATTTTATGAAAGCAAATAATAAAGATAATACATATATTGCAAAATTTTTATTAAGTACAACATTTTCGGTGGGTTTATTAATATTATGTACATTTATGATTAGTTATTATTTAAACCAATCTAATGAATGTGATGGTATTACTCCATCGATTTTGAAAGCAACTGCATGGTGGATAATATGTTCTATAATATTCTATTTATCCATAATGTATGGTGGTTTTAAACAATATTTTATGTAATTTATTATATTATTAATATGATAATTAAATATTGGTTGTATATAAATTAAATTTTAAAAGTATCAAAATAATGTTGTCTTGCAGGTATTTTTTTTGACATTTCATTTCGAATAAATGATTCTAAATCTGATTCCTTATCTTTTGTTAGTACAAAAGTTTTCTTTTCATCATATTGAATTGTTTTATCATATTGATTTGTTTTATCATGTTGAATTGTTTTATCCATTATGATATTATTAATAAATATATTAATTAATAAAATATTCAATTTTTTATAATAAATATATAAATCTTTCCTAACATAACTTTTAAATATAATTTATTTCTATTAGTTTATAATATGAAAGATCCGATAAAAATTATTCATAAATTTAAAAATAATAATAAAAGAACTCAATATCAAGTATACATATATGTTGGTTATCTGGTTCCAAAAGAGATAATGACAATTTTAAATTCATTTATTGAAAAAGATTTTTATTTGACATTAAATACATTATCAACTAAACAATATAAAGAATTAGAAAAAATATACGGTACATATTGGTATCAATTTTTTTTTATTAGTTATCATATTAAACATCAATGTACTTTAATTGATAATAGTCAAACAAAAAAGAAAAGTATTCAAGATAAATATGGTAAAGATTGGTATGAAAAACATATAACTAACCCTCCAATTAAGAAAACGACATATTCGTTTTCGTCGAGTTATTATAATAATTTATTATTACAAAATAAAATAAAAAATGAACCACGTAAAATTGAAATGGATTTTAGGTCTCATAATAAACAAGATATTATAAAAACATCTCCCATATTATTAGGTGGTAAAAAAACAGATAAAGATGATGATGATGATGATGCTGATAAAGATCCAGATTTAGATGAAGGTGATAATGGTGTTAATGGTGGAGAAGAAGAATTAATAGACGAAGGTATGGTTAAAGAGTCGTTAGATGAAACTATTGAAGAGGATTTTGATATTAATGAAATAACAAAATTATATACATCTGCAAATATAGAAAGTAATAAAACATTAACAGAAACATCAAAATTAATAAATGATGCATTAAATAACGACAATTGGTCAAAACCTGTAAAAAATATTAATAAAAAATACGATAATATTTTAGATAATATTACATATGATTCAAAATTAGAAGATATTTTTAATAAGGTTTATATTACAGAACAATATCTTTTTAAAGATGATACAATTAAAAATATAAGACAAAAAATATCAATATCATTACCTTTTTCAGAAAAATTTGGAAAATCAATTAAACTTTTACCAGAAACTCAATATTTTTGGTGTGAATATAATTATAATAATATTAATGATTCAATTATGATTGGTCAAAAATGGATTAGAAGAAATGAATTATTAAAAATTGATATAAAACCAAATGATAATATTAAAATTTATGAAAATTTACGTGGAAACTTGTCTTATTTAAAAGATAGTTTTGGGTATAAAATTAAACGAGAAGATGATGAAACTAATATATTAAGATTTTATGATTCATATATGACAATGAATGAAATTTTTATGTTAGATATTTATAATGATTTGGGAATTAATTATAAACCAAATCCTGATGAAAAACGAAATTTATATGATGTATATTCAAATATATATTTTCCAATGTTGTCATATGAAAGATTAGAACAAATAATTCAATTATTAAATAGTGAAAATAATAAAGAACTTAAATATATTGAAAATTCTTTTTTATCAATACAAAATGATATTAAATTAGAAAATATTATTGAAGAAACAGTTCAAAAAGCAAAAAGTAAATTAGGAAATTTTAATAGTCTTTTTAATGAAAATCATATTATTCAATCAATTATTCATGTTAATATACAAGATCCTAAAAATATAACTGGGACAATATCTGATCATAAATTTAATTTATATAGAATTTTTGATAATTTTATAGTAAATGAAACATATCCATTTATTCAATATCAAACTGCTGATTCACAATTAAGATATAAATTTTTTACAAAATCTAAAAAAACCGATAATTTAGATAATCTTACAAAATGGTTTGAAAATACACCATATGGTATTAGTTTTAAAATTAAAATATATAATACAAAATTAAATAATGATAATAAATATATATCAATTAATTTACACGAATCAGGACGTATTGAATATAAAAATACATGGAAAGAAGAAAATGAAATAACTGTTAATGATATAAATAATACTTATAACTATGTTAGAGACGTATTAAAAAAGGTTAATTCAGAAAATAAAAAAATAAAAATTATTTTACCTGTTGATGAAAAATTTAAATATGCTTTTATAAATACAATTCAAAAATTCACAATTCAAGAAAAATTTAAAATTAATCATAATGATTTGTCAGAATTTGCAATATTTTTTTATCCATATATTTCGTTAGTTATTGAACCCAAAAAACGTAAATCTAAAAAACAAGATGTTGTAAATGATTCTTCTAAATATGGAACATATTTACGATATAAAAGAATTAGTAAATATGATAATCGTACTAAAATGCATCTTAGAATATTATATTTTTTAAGAAATTATGAATTAAATGATAGAGAATTAATCGACGAAATATCAAAACAATATAATATAACATTAGATATTGCTGCAAGAGAATTAGATTTTGTAAGAGATAAATATAGAAAAATTATTAAAATAAAAACACAAAATAATGTAAATAAAATAAAACAAATGCCTAAATCTAAACCTCCAGGTATTGGTATTGATATACAAGGTCGTGATAGAGAAAAATATAAAATTAGAATTACAGGTGCCAGAGATAAAGTACAATTAGATGAAATTATTGAATTTATGAAAGTATTAATTTATTTATATGTTGAAATTTATTTATATAAAAACCCAGATTACCAACATATGAAAGATACATTAAAAAGTTTAACAAAAATAGCACGAAGACGTAATAAAGTTACAGAAATAGTCGAATATGATGTAGATAAAAAAACTGTAAAATCTATTACATCTTTAGATAAATCAAGACTGGGATTTAAACCTGATAAAGGACAAAGTCAGTGGACTAGATCTTGTCAAAATTCTGGTACTGATAAGAAAAGAAGACCAGATATTACACCAGGCGACCAACTTGATAAATTAATAAAAGATGGTTATAAAATAAATAAAAAAACTGGTTATTATGAAAAGGAAGTTTTATTTAAAACCAAAAATAAACAACATAAAACAATTATTAAAGTAATTAAACTTTCAGGTGATAATGATACTCTTAATTATTTTTCATGTGATCCATTACAAAACAAAGAACATATATATATTGGATTTTTAGCACGTGGTAATAACCCCCAAGATTTATGTATGCCTTGTTGTTTTAAGAAAGATCAATTATTATCAGCAAATAAAGTAAAGAAAAATTATTATTTAAAATGTATGGGTGAGAAATCAAAAGAAATTGTTAGTAAAAACATTACTCAAAATTTAGGGGATAAATTATATATATTACAAGACACGAATAAAATTCAAGAAGGGCGTTTTATTTATTTACCAAAATATTTAGATATCTTTTTTAATAAAATATGGAATAATGATAAAAAAATTAGAAATCATTATTTATATGAATCAAAATCTGGATATTTTTTTAAATATACTGTTAAACACGAATATTATTATTTTTTAATAACATTAGCAAATATTTATAATAAAACAATTGATCAATTAATTGAATCAATGACAAGTTTTTTAGAAAAAGATAAAGACGATACATATTTTACATATTTAAATAATGGTGATACAAGTGAGACTTTTAAAGAAAAATCAAAATATATAGATTATATTAAAAATTCTAATTATTTAGAATATGATATAATTGGTGAATTAACAGAAATACCTGGTGTGCTTTCACCAAAAGGAATTGTTTATTATATATTAAATAAAAAAACATTTATTATTAAAAAGAAACTAGAAAAAGAAATTACAAAAGAAATATATTATTTGGATTGTTTAAATAATGAAAATTATAATAATATGGATGAAAATAGAGATATTATTATATTAATAAAAGAAGGAAAACATTATTTTCCAATTTATAGGGTGCAAAAAAATGAAAAATTAAATAAAAAAATATTATTATATAAATTTTATAATTATGATAGCGATATTAAGGGAATTATTGATGAATTAAAAAATTATCATTATAAAAGTTGTAAAAATACATTAATAAATCAACTTGTAGTGGATAAAAAAATCATTACTAAAAAAATATGTAATTTACTAAAAAAATCAAAAATTAATATTAAAAAACAATATATTGATGACCGTCATAAATGTAAATATATTGAATTAGAAAATGGATTATGCTTACCAGTAACTCCATCTGGAATTGATTATAAATATAAATTTAAAAATCTCAAAGAATCTAAAAATATATGGTTAAATTTAAAAACATCAATAACATTATTAGAAAAAATTAATAAAATTTTAAATTTAGATTATATCCCCAAATATATATTTTATGATAAACAGAATAATAAGAAAATAAGAATAATATCATTATTTTTGAATAATAATTTAACACTTCCAATAATTAACGAAGAAGTAGATGAATCAATTATTAAAAAATTAGGTATTCCAATTAAATTTCAACCATTAGAGGAAACTATTGATCAAGAGATTATTAATCATGTTAATGATGATGTTGTTGATAATGAAAGATTAAATGACATTCTCGAACATAATTATATGAATGAATCATATAATATTTATAGATTAGAATTAAGTTTATATTTATATAATAATAATAATATTAAAGAGGTTATAATAAATATTGTTAGAAATCAAAAAATATTAACAAAAGATAAAAAATATGAATTACGAAAAATATTGTTTGAAATTATTAATTCTAAATTATTATCAGAATATAAATTAAATGCAGTACAAAAAGGGGGTGATAAAAAAGATACAATGGGATTTTTAATTAATAAATTACCTGATCTTAAAAAATATCTTGTATCAAATGTAAGAGAATATTGTGAAGGAAATAATGATGAAACTAAATGTAATGATAACATACACTGTAAATGGAAAAACAATTCGTGTAAATTTCAATTATTAGAGAGCATGGCAATTAATTTTGTAAATAAAGTTATTGAAGAAATGATTCAAGATAATATTAAATTTAAAGAAATCATTCAAGAAAATACATATTATGTTTCAGATATTGTTGATTTTAATCAATTTACTGATAGAAAAGACCAAAAAATTATTAATTCTTCAAATTTTAATATTAAAAAATTAATGTCGGAATTATTTGGAAAAGATAAAGTACCAGTTATTGGAAAACGTATAATAAATAGAATGAATAATGAATTAATACAAGAAGACTATCCTAAAATTATTGAATTAGGAAAACAACTATTTCAAGAAATAATACCAAATAAAGATTCAATCATACGTGCATATGTAAATTCATATTATTGGATTAATAATCCATTTTATGATATTGATTCAAGAAATTTAGGTTATCTAAACGAATTACAAACAAATTTGAGTTATTTGTTCAAGGCAAATATAATTGATTTTGTTCAAAATAATTTAAATAAGGGCGAACCAATAATAAAAAAATTTTTAGAAACATATTTTAAAGATAATGATAATTTTTTTGAATCTAATCTTAATAAATATAGAAAATCATCATTTAATACATCTGGTAAAATGGAGTTATTTGTACTGAGTCATTTAATTGATTTACCAATTGTGATATATGATAATTTTTCAAATATAAAATATATTTTTTTACAAGGCGAAATACCTGTTAATAGTGAAACAATTAAAACATTTACAAAGAACTCTGTTTTAAATAAAACTATATTTATAAAAATTGATTATGATGAATCTAATGATATACCAAAAAATATATATTCGTTATATTATATTTAAATTATATTATTATATATATGGAAAAAGAATCTTATTTTAAAAATGCTGGATTTCCGCCAATAAAATTTTGTATGGACGAAACACCTGTCGATGGTAAAAAAGAAAGATTTTATCAAAATAATGTAGTTCATAATAATATAAATATAAGAGACTTGTTATCAGATGGTAAAAAAAAATTAATAATAATTCCTGTTGAATCAGAATCATTAGAAATTATTAATACATTAAATATTAATTAAACTTTTAATAAAAATTATTTAATTAAAATTTCTTATTTTATTATAATGAGTTATATAAAACCAAGATTAATAGAACAAAAAATTGCTAAATTAATAATCGAAAAAAGAAAACAAAAAAACCTTATCCTTGAAAGTAATCTTCAAGAACAATCTAATATACAAATTGAAAAATCTATTGTTCCTGAATTAAAATATATAAAAATTTTTAAATGTATATTAAATTTCTTTAAAAATATAAATATGTTAGTACTAATAATAATATTGATATGTATTTTATTATATTTTAGATACATCGAAATACATAAACGAAAACAAAAAATTAAAGAAATTCTTGAACAAGATGATTCATTTTCTTTATAAAAATTTATTTTCATTTTCTTTATAAAATTTAAATAATAATTTATTTTCATTTTCTTTATAAAAATTAAATAATAATTTATTTTCATTTTCTTTATAAAATTTAAATAATAATTTATTTTCTATTATTATTTAAATGATTAATCTATTTAATATTATTTTAACAAGTCTTATTTTGTTCATTATATTTAATTGGATACAAAGTACCATGACATCGCCTAATAATAATTCTCCTAATAATGATTCACAATGTAATTTGATAAACATAAATGATAATAAAAACATAATTGATAATAAAAACATTAATGATAATAAAAACATAATTGATTCAAACATTATAAATTATGATGATGACGCAAATAAAAAAGAATATTTTGAAAAACAATCTAATCGCACATTTACAAATACATGGTATCCAAATACTTGGATAGATCATATTGATGATAACGACAAACCTATTTATGAATCGAGAGAAAATATTACAGGACAATCTGGTGATATTATGAATACTTTAAATTCCAGTGCACATAATAATTTTAATAATAATGATTCAAAACAATGTAATATTCAAGATAAATCAATAAAAGAAGTGTATGACACCTCTATGATTGATTATAAAAAAACTTATCCTATAAAAAAACCTATATCAAATGAAGATGATGACATTATTGTACAATGTGGTTCAAATTTAAAAGCCTATACATCTGATACATGGACATATGATGATGAAAATCCAGAAAATGGAGGTATATTATATGATGCTTTATATGCAAATGATCCAGAATCTCTTGATAATGCAGTATTTTAAAATTTTTTATATATAACATTTTTATTTTATATATAAAATTATCGTTTGTATTTTTATTTGATAGTATTACAATTTTATTTGTTAAAAAACAAAGACATTAACATAGTATTACACATTATTAATATCCAAAAAATCTCCACCAACTCTGGCCGGCAACGGCATCGGTATCGCCCTCGGCACCGCCCTCGGCACCCTCGGCATCATTATGTTGTTTAACATCATCTATTATCGATTTTATATTTTCAAATTTGTCAATTAAAAATGTTTTGGCACTATCATCAATATTTTCATTTAGTTTTTTAATGAGTTCTTCAATTTGTGATTGTATATAATCATTGGTTGTACCTTTTATTACGGGTAGTTCAGGTAGTTCAGGTAGTTCAGGTTCATATTGTTTAATTTCTTTCCATATTTTATTAAATATAATAATATTATCATCTGTCGACATATTAAATTTCTTAAATTCACTTAATATTTGTATTAATTGTTTATTAATATTAATAGTCTTACACGATTCTGGTGCAGCCCCACCTTTTTGTAGTGCCATATTTGTTCCAGTTTTTAAATGTTTGTTAGAAAAATAATAAGGTAGATTTAATGAACAATATGTTGTCATATATGTAATTATGCTCACTGCATTCGAAAGAAGTGCTGTTGTTATAGATTTGTCTGCATCATCATCGAATGGTCGTTTAACTAATAAATCATTTACACCAACTTGTTTTTCTAATAAATATAAAATATATACAATTGTAACACCCGCTGACACCAAGTTCATATTAGATATGTCAAAATATCGTTGGATAAAGGTACTCCATGATTTACCAGAAGACGCTGATGTCCCTGATGCCCCTGATGCCCCTGGTGTTGAAGACGCTGCCCCTGATGCCCCTGATGCCCCTGATGCCCCTGCCCCTGCCCCTGATGCCCCCGTCCCTACTGCTGCCCCTGCCCCTGATGCCCCTGCCCCTGATGCCCCTGGTGTTGAAGACGCTGCCCCTGATGCCCCTGCTGCCCCCGTCCCTACTGCCTCTGGTGCACTAGGAATAACATCAACCCTAACCTCCTTATCATAATTTATGTAAGTTCTTTTTGGTTTATTTAAAAGTTCGTGGATATCAAATAATCTTTCAATTAACACACGTATTTCTTTTTTCGTACATATTTTATTTTTATATCTAATATTTTCAATTACGCCATATCTTCTATTTATATCAGCAATGTCTGACTTTTTTAATTGTGGTAATAATGTACTTGATTTTGTTAACACATATCCAACAGTATATTTTGAATTATCCATATATTATGTGATATATAAAAATTTTTATATATTTTATATAAAAAATTGATTTTTAGATTTAAAAAGAATAATACTTTAACTATTAATGAGTAATAAAATAATTTTAGGAAATAATACAGGTGTATATGTAGATTATGACACAAAACATAAAGTAATTGATTGGTTGTATTCTAAATTAAATTTATCGGATTATAGATATATAATGTTAAATCATGTATCTAAATTACAAAATCTTCAAGATAACGAACATTATGTTTCACCAAATTTTAAAGGGTATAATTATTTATTATTAATGTTAGAAATAAATAATAAAAAATTATGTGTGGTAATTGATAGAAAAACTATTTCGTATCATAAATCACAAATACAATTAAAAATGATTAATATTATTCAAATTAATATTAATGCATCAAATATAATGTATGAAGGAACTATATATGATGGAAAATTAATCAAAAATAATAATCAATATATATATTTAATTCAAGATTGTTTTTTATTAATGGGTAATAAAATGTTGGATACTGAAATGAATGAAAAAATGAATAAGTTAGATGCGGTTCTTAGAGATAATTTAAATCATTGTACTCATTTTGAATTTAAATTAAATAAATTATATAATTATAAAGAATTAGAAGAATTAATTAATAATTTATCAAAACTATCAATTGATACTAACGGATTATTGTTTTATCCAAAATATTCTGGGGTAAATGTATTATATATCGATAAAAAAATAGAAAAGATAGATACCTTTAAAAAATGTGAGATTGTAGAACAAAAAACATATGATATAATACATAATTTTGTTAATTTTCTAAAATCTCGAAAATATTCATACGAAGTTGGCGGAAAAACAAATTATTATTGGTTATCAAAAACAATTGTACCAGATGTATATGATTTAACAGAGCGCGAACATGGTGATAAAATAGGTATTGCATTAATACCAAATTTAAAAATTTCTCAATATTGTGATAATATTATTAAATCTGAACCAATTAGATTTAATTGTATATTTTCAAATAAATTTAAAAAATGGATACCTTTAATTGAATCAAATGCATAAAATTGAATACATTTAATTGAATCAAATGCATAAAATTGAATTTTATTTATTATAAATCAAAATATAATATAATATATGAGTAATTATAATAGTATCGATATCGCACACTCTTTTATTCAATATTTTTATGATAATTGGATAACAAACCCACAAGAATTAAATTCAATTATTAATAAAAAAAGTAAATTAAAATATAATAATATAATGTATGAATCATTTGATATTGTTAATCAATTATATCAATTAAAAACAGATGGTTTGGAAATTATATTATTAAATCATCAAGTAATTGATTCAAATTCTAGACAAATTTATATTTTAGTTAGTGGCACCATTAAAAATATACATTTTACAAAAAAATTTACTCAATCATTTGTTCTAATGCGTACAAGTATTAAAATCAACAAATGGAATATTATTAATTCAATATTAATTATTGAATAATTTATAAGGTTATGTAATGGAAAGATGTTTAACAATTAAAAAAACAATAATTAATTTAAGTCATTTAGCAGATATTCCTGCTATTATATTATTTGCTATAATGTTTTATTATTTTCATAATAAAAAAAATAAAAATAAAATAGAATTTTTTTTATATGGATTTAGTATAATAGGATTATTATGCGATAGTGTATTCACTTTTACATATTTATTTTTATAATTATTCAATATTATATTTTTTTATTAATACCTCTAATCCTTTTGTTATACCACATGATTTTAATGTTGTTAATAATGTTTTTAGTTTTGATATTGGATTATTATAATCAATAGATAATTCATCCCAATCATTATGAATTATTAATAATCCTCTACTAAAATTAGATTTAAATAAAATTTTTATTTTTATTAATTGTTTTATTAAATTAATTATATCTGTCGATATAGTATTATTAGCCAAAAAATAGTTATTAATTATGTTTTTACAAAAAATATTTTTATTAATTGTATCAACACATCTTGTATTAATAAAAAAAGTTAAATCATCTATTGATTTTAATAAAACATATTCATCAATTATATGAGCACATTCTAAATCTATTGTACTTGTTTGATTAGGAACAGGTAATGTTATAGGTGGATTTTGTAATTTATTAATTGTAGGTGGGTTTTGTAATTTATTAATTGTATGTGTGTTTTGTACTATATTTTTTAAAAGAATTAAATCACGATTTGGTATTTTATTATTATTTAAAATATCCTTAATTTTTAATATTTCAGAAACAGTTAATTTTTTATTTTGGTAATTAAACCAATAATATATATCTGAATAATAAATATTTTGATTTAAAATAATTTCATCACAATATTTAAAAATATCATTTGAAAATAATTTATGCTTTACCATATTTATTATTAGAATTAAATTATTTGTTCTAGTTGTTTCTGTATTTAAATTTATTAAAAAATTATTAATCGGAGATATTTCATTATTTAAATAATCATAATTAAATTTTATTTCAATAATATCATAAAAATAAGATAAATTATATCCCTGTACTTTATTATATAATGATCCAATAATTATTAAGAACTCTAAATAAATCTCAATAAAATTTATTTCAGATATAATTTTTAAATAAAATGTTTTTTGTATATCCTTGAAGATTTCGGGACTAACTTGATTAATATTATCAATAAACTCTATAATTAAATTATCAATATTTTTTTCTGATAATTTGTTTAAAATAAGATTAACTTTATTACAAATATTTTCTTTTTGAGATTGAATCTTCTGATTTTTTAATATAGTATTATTATTATTATTATTTTTTTTTAAATTTTTTTTATTTTCAGGAAATAATATACTTAATTTTTTAAGTATATTATTATCAAGTTCTTGGGTTTTTGTATCAGTTTTAAATACAATAAATTGATTAATATCTAATTGATTCATTAATAATAATAATACATTCTTTTTTTAAATTAATTTAGTTTAGTTTTTTAATTTAAAAGATTTTTTTAAATAGATGAATTATATTCATTATTTATTATATTTATTATTCATTATTCATTATTTATTATTTATTATTCATTATTCATTATTCATTATTCATTATTTATTATTTATTATTCATTATTTATTATTTATTATTCATTATTCATTATTCATTATTCATTATTTATTATTTATTATTCATTATTCATTATTTATTATTTATTATTTATTATTTATTTTTAAATTATAAAAAAATCTTTTTATAATTAAATGGATTGTAAAAAAATAAATAAGTTTGATTTACAAATCGATGATAATATTGACAAATTATGTAAAACTAATAATATTAAAAATTTATTAAATTTAACATCAACTACAACTATTGATATATTTGATAAGAGACGAAAACATATCAAAAGCGATATTAAATTATTAAAAGAATGTGATTTAATTAAAAAAAAATCAATATCAACCATTTCAAAATTATCAAATTTGGCGAAATTATCAAATTCGGAAAGTTGTAATATTATTACTAAAAATACTGATATAATTGACAATATTAATAACATTATTAAATTATTAAATAGCCAAGATAAATATATTGAATGTTATTCAAATGAATAATTATTGTAAATATTTTGATAATTTTTCATTTAGAAACATTTGAATTTCTTGCATATTTCTAGTTCCTGTATATTCAAAAGTTTCATTATTAATAATTAATAACAATGTTGGAAATTTGTTAATATTAAATTTATTAAAATCATTACTATTAATTTTTGAATCATATGCCTCAAAATCTATTTTATTGCTTAAACTCTGAATTCCGCAAATTTGATTCCATATTTTTTTAAATATTTTACAATGCCCGCAATTTTTTGATTTAAATAACATAAATTTTGGTTTCACAATAGGAATAGTAGTATATTCATTAATAAAAACTTGTAATGATTCAATATCTCTATCACCATTATATTCATATATTTTGCCATTAGACTTGTCATTTAATAATAATGTTGGATATCCATTTATTTTATATTTTTCAAAGTCCTCTTTATCTTTTTCTGCATCTAATGTTATAAAATTAATTTTATCCATCATTACAGGAATAGTATTTAACATTTCCCAAGTTTTTTTAAAGTGTTCGCAATGTCCACATCCATCTGATTTAAATAACATCATATCTGGTTTTGAATCACTGGTATCAATTAAAGTACTAACTGGTTTGTTGTCTGTAATATATGTATTGATAAATTTTTTTATTGATAAAAAATCCTTTGACCCGTCATGTATATAAATATTGTTTTCTGTTGTTAATAGTATCGTAGGAACTCTAGTAATATTATATTTATTAAAATCACTTTTATTATCAATATGATCATATGTTATAAAATGAATTTTATTAGTTAATGTAGGGTCATTACATAATTGTTTCCAAGGTTCTGCGATTGCTCTACAATGACCACACGAATTAGACTTAAATAACATAACACATGGTTTAAATGGTTCATTTCTCTGTTCAAAAATGCTCATATATAATGTATTATATAAAAAAATATATTTATTAATAATGAATGAAAATGTTAATAAAAATGTTAATAAATATATTATATTTTTCTTATTTATAATGATAATAATTATTTTTAAATTATATTTACTGTTGATAATATTGATTATACTTTATTTATTATATTATCACAGTACTAACAATCAATATTCAATTTTAAATAATGAAACAAATAATATAAATATATTTAATAATATATTTAATAATAAAAAATTTTTTAATAATATATTTAATAATTTAATTATAAAAATTTAATATTATACAGTTACCATTTTATACATTAACCAATATGCATTATTTAATATATTAATTAATTCTTGTTCTGTTTTTATTTCTGATACATTTGTATCATTAAACAAGTACCATTTATTATCAGATTGCCTACCAACATATACATAATGTCCACCATTTATATTACCAGAATGAATTACAGCACCAAATAATGACATATTATGTCTCCACGATAAATTAATATTAATTGGGTGTGTTTGTTTTGATATAGTACGCCCAGATTGGTTAAAACGTTTTAAACAAATTAATAAATACATTGGCCATTTTATTACTTGATATCTTTTTGATATAATTCGTTTTGCATTACAGTTTTCACAATGGTATTTATTTTCATCACTTAATATTTCAGATCCTTTGAATTTTCTGTATAAATCATCTAATGTTGCACAGTTTTTATCAAGGTCTAATATTAAAAAATTAGTTATTTCAAAATTATTATAAATTTTTAAACATTTATTATATTTACACTTGATTCTACAATTCAGATTAATTCCAAAAATATTTTCAATTTCTTTAGAATCATTTTCTATTTTTTTAATTTCTTCTTCTATAATATCTAAAAAACACATTATAAACTCTCCTGAATCTTGTTGACCATTACCTCTAAAAATTTCTTGTTTTTTCTCAACAATTTTTTTAATTTCAAATGGATTTATTAAACCTGTTTGTTTATTATAATATTCTAATATAATTACACTAAATTTATTTAAAATAATCGATTTATCTGAATATTTTAATACTAATTTACACAACTCTTCGTTTTGTATTACCATTTGTAATCCTGCATTTAAATAACAAGTATTACCATTATTATTAAAACCCTTCATATATATAATATATATAAATAATCTTTTATATAAAATATATGTTTCTATTATTTTAAAAATTTATAATTCATATAGTCGCCGATAAATGTATAATCTGTATGTTTATCTACTTTAGCTTTTAGACCAGAACCTGGAACAACTGTTTTCATAACTTGTATTTGATAATCAAATGGTTTATTAATAAATAAACCACAAACAACATATCTTTTATCTAGTCCATATTTTGTAATTTCGTTATCATTTGGAATAATATGAATTATATTATTATATTCTTTTCCATCGTAATTATATTTAATATAATATAATTTATATAGACGCTTAGTAGTTTTATTACCTACTAATTTAAATAATACAGTAATTGGTATTATAACATCATTAAATATTGAATCAAATTTAAATAATTCCATAGATTTTGTCATTCCAAAAACATCTGTAAACTGCTTTTCTAAAAATATTCCAAGTAAGTGCAAATATGCAGTTTTGCTTGATGATATTGTTTGATATTCGATTAGTAATCTTTTATAATCTTTTAATAATTTTATAAATATTTCATTTTTAATAATATCTTTTTTTTTTACCTTATATTCATCAAGTGTTTGACTGAAATGATCTGGATCAAGAACAGCATTCACCAGTGGAAAAAAATCATTAAACATTAAAAATAATGGGTCTTGTGAAATAAAAGTATTAGCATCGCCATTAATTCGTAATCGTGATTCTCTATCCATATCTGATATTTCTACACATTTTATTGTATGTGTTCTTGATAACAAACCATAATGGTGAATATTATCATATATAAATTTTTGTAATGATAAATTAATAAATGTTGTTGAAATATAATTATATCCTTTTTCATATTTTTCACCAACTGGATCTAAAATACATAATCTAAAAAAACCCAAATTACTTTTTGATGTATACAATTCAATTCGTTTAGCATTCTCATTACTTTTACATGAATATAAAACAACATGTGTTCTATCATTAACATAATATATTTTTCTTATTGTAAATGATATTTCTTCCTTTTTAAAATGAATAAATGAATGATTTGATGGGTCCTTTATATATGACTCGCAAATTTGATATATCTTTCCATTAATAGAATATTTTTTACCATGAATTTCACCATCTAGTATCGTTATGATCTCATCAGGATTCTTATGATTTATAGAAATTTTATATATTGTTGTATTTTTGTCTGTAAAATTTATTGATGGTGATTTGTCTAATGCAGCCATATATTTTATTATATATAATAACTAATAATTTTATTTTTTTTTTAATAATATTTTAGTCTAAAAATTGATTTTCATTAATTTTAATATATATTAAATAATATATAATGTCATTTATTAACATAAAAACTAATATATTTCCAAGATTTGGTATGCCAGTATATAATTATTCTAATAAAAGCAAATATATAGGAAATATCTTTTATCAAATGGAAATTATGTTTTAACATCAGATGTTGAAATTCATTCTAATTTAGAAAATATTACATGGTTTATATGGTTTACGTCCCCTTCAAACCAAATTTGGTTTAATTCAACAAAATCTCGTAATAATACATTAATTGTGAATACAACAAATGATAAATTTATTTGGTATCTAAAAGGAACTGAAGAGTATTATAATAAAGAACATATGTATGATGAATTTGTTATTTGTGCTGAATCAGAACATCAAGCACGATGTATTGCAGAACAACACGGTATTAAACAACTTATTTATACACAATATTGGAGAAGCGATGAATATTCTTTATGTGAAAAGATTGGGCCGCTTCTTATTGACATTGAATTAGGTGTTATATCAAATATATATAATACATATGGTAAAGTATTGTTAGAATATAAAAAAGAGTTAAAAGATATGGTAACTATTCCTATATTTATTTGGTACATCCATAAAGTTCATGGGTCAAGTTATCCATTTGTAATATATGCAGAAACAGAACATCAAGCACGTGTTATAGCAGAACAGAATAATCACCCAAATACAAGTTCCATATTATCAGAATATTTGTGTGAAAAAATTGGATTAATACATAAAAAAAATTGATTTTTTTATTTCATAATAGTATTATTAATTAATAGTATGTCTCAAATTACAACATTTAATATTGATGATCCTCATTTTCTCCGTTCAGTTTTTGCTGACGAGGAATGTAGTATTCCGATGGGGAATATTATTGATGCTTCACGCACCACGGGAAATTTTTGTTTGACCACAGGACAAAAAATTGACCCATGTGAAGAAAACATTACTTGGTTTTCACGCCCACCAACGGCTGACTTCAAGACTCTATTTCCGATTCAATCCACAAAATTATTCAAGCTTACTGGGAAGCCTGGATATGATTGTTATCGAGAGTTCTTGATATGTGCATTCAACGAAAAACACGCACGTCACAAAGCAGAACTATACTCCAAACAACACGGGGGGTGCGAACAACTTGGTGGAAATGATACGTACAATGCCAAGTCTATTTATCACAAAAACAGGGTAAACCGGATTCAATACTGGCGACTACCGTTTTTCACGACATGCGACCACATTGCCAATATGTTGGAACTCCAAGACACTGATGTTGTGTCATCGAGTTTTGACGCAGCGTAAACATTTTGTTCAACGCCACGCAGCGATAACATTTTGTTCAACGCACACAACACACTTTTTATTTAGAAACATATCATTTATGGTATATCATTTTATAAATTTTTATTGATGGTTTAATTATAAAAAGTAAATTATATGTAACAAAAAAAATTGAAAATACAACTATGTAGTTGTTCATATATATTTAAAGTTGTATTGGGTCCCCCCACAAGATACACGAAAAAACGCATCTTGAAAGAACCCATCAAAACTCTACAGATTCTACGGACTCTAACAACATCAACAGATTCTACGGAATCGACAACCTCAACAGATTCTACGAACTCCAAGACAGCTATGGCTGCATTGCAAACACCTTTTCAAGGTAAGACGATGACAACGCCAACGACAATGACGACGCCGCAAAGTTTCTTGTTTCTCCTCGAAGCATTGATTAACACAGGATACGACTGTTACTACAGATTCCTCATCAAGGCAAAAACCGAAGCAGATGCACGTCGCCTCGCACAAGAGAACGGCGGAGACGAACTGTATGGCGGCGATTCTCAGCATCACCTACCATTCAGTCGCCGAACGAAAATTCCGTATTGGACAGACGAGCGTTCTGCGTCGTGTACCAACATTGGTGTTCCTTACACATCAACTGCGGATGGGATTATCATGTCCTCCTTCAATGCCGCATAAACTTTTTTTTAACAAACAAGCGTTTTGTTTTATTTTATATCAACAGAATTATTTTAATATGAATAATATTTTTATAAAAATATTATCTATATTAATGACAAATGGTTCAATCCTAGAATTAACTTCAAAAGGTAACTTAGATTGTGAATTAACGAATAATAAATCATCAATATTTAATTTTGATATTAATAATAAAAAAAATAAATATTCGAAATTAGACAAGCTTTATTTTCCACACGGTAAATCGTCGTGGAACACAACATCTAGATTTTATATAAAACATGATGGGGATTTATTATATGGATTATATCTAAAAATTAAATTACCAAAATTATCAATTAAATATTTAAATACATCTCCTATACAAAACGAATACGATTCAACTAGTGCTTATCGTGTAAAATATGCGGATTTTATTGGAAATGTAATAATTAAAAAAATTAGTTTATATATTAATGATTCATTAATTGATGAATCAGACGGAACCTATATGCAAATTTATAATGATTTGTGTGTAGCAGATTGGAATAGAAAACTTATGATTGGGTTAGATGGTAATTTAAATAATCCAAAATTAAAAATTGATTCAGAATACATATATATACCATTAAAATTTTGGTTTTGTGATAATTTAAAACCATTACCAATTATTGCGATTAAATCAAATATATATATTGATGTGACATTTAGAGATTTTAATGAATGTATACAAGTATTAGAAGAACATGATTCAATATTATATCATTCAAATATAACTCATCAATTATTTCAAATAGAAGAAGTTGCATTACAAGCAAACTTTTATCTAGTTGAAGCAAAAGAACGAATAGAACTTGCATCTAGGGATTATGAATTTATAATTACACAAAGTCAAGTACGAAGTGTTGAATTTAATCATAATGTTTCATTAAATATAAACTTTAATCATGTTATTAAAGATTTATTTTTTTTTATTCAACCAATAAGTAATAAAACAAATGGAGATTTTTTTAATTATACAGCAAAATCAACATATATTCAATCTGAATTAAAATCAACCATATCAACTGACACTAATTCATATAAATTATGGAATTTAGAACCTAAACAACATTTATTATCACAAGCGCGTATTTTATTTAATGGTATTGAACGAGTTGGATGGAGAGATTATAAATATTATTATTTAATGCAAAATTTTGAAAATTTTAAAAATATAATGTATTCTCATTGTTATATGTATTCATTTAATGCAGAACCCGTTCGTAATAATAATTTATCAGGCTGTAATTTTTCAAAAATAGATAATGCACAATTACAAATAAATATGAAATCAAATCCATTTATAATAAAAGAATCACCATTAGTTACTTACCCAGTTGATAAATTATATAATTTAGTGTGTTATACCACAAATTTTAATGTTTTTGTTATAAAAAATGGTATAACTGGTATAAAATATAATTAATATAAATATTTAAAAAATAATTTATACATATAAATATATGAGTAATAAAAATATTACAAATGAATTAAATGATCTTTTTATAATTAATGAAAATGAAAATGATTATGACAATAAACTATCACCAGTGTCGACAAGTGATGATAATACTAACCCAGTTCCAGCTGTTGCTGTTGCTAAACCAGTACCAGTTGTAGTCAAACCAGTACCAGTTGTAGTCAAACCAGTCCCACCTGTTGCTATACCAGTACCAGTTGTAGTCAAACCAGTCCCACCTGTTGCTAAACCAGTTCCTGTTGTAGTCAAACCAGTTCCTATTGTAGTCAAACCAGTTCCTGTTGTAGTCAAACCAGTTCCTGTTGTAGTCAAACCAGTCCCACCTGTTGCTATACCAGTACCAGTTGTAGTCAAACCAGTCCCACCTGTTGCTATACCAGTTCCAGCTGTTGCTAAACCAGTTCCTGATGTTGCTAAACCAGTTCCAGTTGTAGTCAAACCAGTCCCACCTGTTGCTATACCAGTACCAGTTGTAGTCAAACCAGTTCCAGTTGTAGTCAAACCAGTTCCAGTTGTTGCTAAACCAATACCACCTGTTGCTAAACCAGTTCCAGTTGTTGCTAAACCAATACCACCTGTTGCTAAACCAGTTCCAGTTGTTGCTAAACCAGTACCACCTGTTGCTAAACCAGTCGCTAAACCAGTTGCTAAACCAGTTGCTAAACCAGTACCAGCTGTCGTTAAACCAGTTGCTAAACCTGTCGCTAAACCAGTCACTAAACCAGAACCAACACTTGGTAATAATGTAAAATCAATAAATAAAAAAAAATTATTAATAAAATCAAAAATATTTGCAAATATGAGAAAAAATTAATTAATCATTAATTTAATTGGTGCGTGATCGCTACCTAATATACCTGTACATATACTTGATTCATTTACTTTTTTATACATTCTTTTATCAATTAAAAAATAATCAATTCTCCAACCAGAGTTATTAAGTCTTGAATTTCTCATATACGACCAATAGCTATATTCAATTTTGTCTGGATTTAATTTTCTATACGAATCAATTAAATTACAATTATCTAATATACTATTAAATGAATTTCGTTCTTCAATAGTATATCCTGCATTACGTTTATTTGATTTTGGATTTTTTAAATCAATTTCATTATGAGCAACATTTAAATCCCCACAAATAATAATTGGTTTATTTTTTTGTAATTTATTAACATAAAGTTCGAATGCACGGTCCCATACTGTTGTTCTCCAATCTAACCTTGTTAATACTTGTCCTGAATTTGGAGTATAAACATGTAATAAATAAAATTTTGGATATTCAACAACAATAACTCTTCCTTCTTTATCAATTTCTTCATCATTATATTTTAAACCATATATAATATTAATTGGTTTTTTTTTACAAAAAATACAAGTTCCACTATAACCTTTTTTATAACAATCACCCCAGTATTTATATTTAAATTGTGGAAATTTAATAGTTATTTCTGCATCAATTTTATCATTAGGACATGATAATTTTGTTTCACCCATACAAAATATATCTGGGTCTTCATTATCAATAAAATCTTGTAGGTACTCTCTTTTTAATAAAGATCTTAATCCATTTACATTCCAACTAATTATTTTCATTATTATATAATAATAAAAATAATTTTAAATCAATTTTATTTATTTATTTATTAATGATAATAATATGTTTAATAATATTTGGGGTATAATAATTGTGTTAATTTTAATTTATGCAATATATAAACAAATTATAAAATTAAATAAACCATTCGATAAATGTAAATTTATAAGTCAAAATCAAAGTCATATTAAAGACCAAAATCAATTAAATAATCTAATAAAAATCATTCCACAATTAACATCATATTATGTGGGTGTGCATTGATAATCCACAAATATGTGTAAAAACCCTTTATATACAAGGTAATTAACAAAATGATAAAAAAAGTTGTTTTTATTATTCTATAATAATAATAAAAATACTATAATGACTTTTAACATTGATAATTTAATTAAATATAACAAACACAAACACTTTGATGATATGAGGGTATATGAAATGAGTACTAATATTTTAAATCAATTAAAACAAGAAAATATAAAATTTTTAAATAATAAAGGGCGGGTATTAACATCACTATTAAATGATATAATTAAAAAAGTAAATGCTTTAATATGTCTATTAAACATTAATTATAATGTTTTAACTAATTATAATTACAAACATATTCCACGATACGAATTAGTTTTTAATAAATTAATTATTGACAATATTTATGAATTTTCAATCAATAATAATCAATATACATTATGCGAGTGCATAGATATGTATACACAAATTATTACAAAACGTTTTAATACCACAAACAAAATGAAAAAATCAAAACCAATTAAAAAAAGAAAATATGAAGAAAAATATGATGAAGATGATGAAGATGATGAAGATGATGAAGATGATGAAGATGATGAAGAAGATGAAGAAGATGAAGAAGACGAAGATGAAGAAGATGAAGAAGACGAAGATGAAGAAGATGAAGAAGAGGAAGAAAATGACAATAATACCGACATTAACAATATCATGACATTATTTAAAAAACCGAGTAAAAATTCTCAAAATACTGATTTTCTAAAAAAAGTGTTTAAGTCGAATATTGGGCGTTCTGATAAAGACGAGATGATAAACTATTTTGCAAAATTACCAAGTAATAAACGTCAAAAAATAATAAAGTCTGTTAATGAAATTAATAAGCATTATACATTAAGCGAACCAATGTTATTTCATATTATTAATTCAAAATATTCGTTGAGTCATAAAAGTATAATGTTTAAAACATATACTGAATTAATTACTACAAATATGACTGACACTAAATTAAAAGGATGGTTTGATAATTTAATGAAGATTCCTTTTAATGTTTATAAAGGTATCAATTTAATAGATATTAAACCAACTCAAGTAAAAGAATTTCTTAGTAATTTACAAATAGTTATGAATAAAGCTGTATATGGTCATAATGAAGCTAAACGACAAATTATTCAAATTATGGGACAACAAATTAGAAATTCAAATTCAAAAGGTAATATGATTGGACTTTGGGGATGTCCTGGTAATGGTAAAACATCATTAATTAAAGAAGGAATTTCAAAAGCAATGGATAAACCATTCATTTTTATATCTCTTGGTGGTGCAAGCGATGCTTCTTTTTTAGAAGGTCATAATTATACATATGAAGGGTCAATATATGGAAGAATTGTAGATGGTTTAATTGAAAGTAAATGTATGAATCCAATTATTTATTTTGATGAACTTGACAAAATTTCAAATACACCGAAAGGTGATGAAATAACAAATATTCTAATCCATTTAACGGATCCAGTTCAAAATTCTAATTTTCGAGATAAATATTTTCATGGTGTTGATATAGATTTATCAAAAGCAACTATGATTTTTAGTTTTAATAATCCACGAAATGTTAATCCAATTTTATTAGATCGTATTACGACAGTTGAAACGAAATATTTACAATTACCTCAGAAATTATATATTGCTCAAAATTATTTAATTCCTAATATAATTAAAGATGTTGGACTAAAACAAACAAATATAATCTTTAATGATGAATCTTTAACATATATAATTGATAATTGGACTTGTGAAGGAGGGGTTCGTAAATTAAAATCAATATTATATAATATTATTAGAGAAATTAATATTGCAAATTTAACAAATGTTCAAATTAATAAACGTTCTGTTAATTTTCCATTTAATATTACAACAGATGATATTAAAATAATTTTAAAACATAAACGAGAGATTACACCAGAAAAAGTCCATGAACATGATACAGTCGGAGTAATTAATGGATTATATGCTTCTTCAGATAGCTCACACGGTGGTATTATTCCAATTCAAATATTATGGAGACCTAGTACTCATCCACTAGATATTAAAGCTACAGGAAATCTTCAACATGTTATTAAAGAAAGTACACAAGTTGCAACTTCATTAGCATTTAATCATTTAGAACAAGTTGTACAAGATAAATATCTATTAGATTGGAAAGATAAACCAAAAGGAATTCATATTCATTGTCCAGATGGATCTGTTCCTAAAGATGGACCAAGTGCAGGTACAGCATTATCTGTTGCTATTTATTCAATGTTTACAGGACGACAGATTAAACACGATATTGCAATTACAGGAGAAATTGATCTACAAGGAATGGTAACTGAGATTGGAGGTCTTGATAATAAATTACAAGGAGCTAAGAAAGCTGGGGTAAAATTAGTATTATTTCCACATGGTAATGAAAAAGATTTAATTGAGATTATTGAAAATAACCCATTATTAATTGATGATACTTTTAAAGTTAAATCCATTAAAACTTTACGAGAAGCATTAGAGTATTCATTAATTTAATAATATTAATATAATTTATTTAAAAGAAATTGTTTTAATTGCTGTTAAAAATGATGTGTCTGACGAATTATTATATAATAGCGTTTGTGTATGTATTACGAACTTTTAAAAAGAAAAAGAAAAAGAAATATTTAAATTTTAATTTAAAAAATTAAAATCTAAATATTAATAATAATATGAATGATAAATATATTAAATATAAAATGAAATATTTAAACTTAAAAAAAATTCAAAGAGGTGGTGTTTTTGATAAAACAAATCCTGATTCAATGAATAATAAAGCTGTTGTTTTAGCTGCAGTTACTAAAAATGGATATCTGTTGCAATATACAACATTAACAAATGATAAAGATGTTGTTTTAGCTGCTATTGCTAATAATGGGGATGCGTTGGAATTTGCATCAGATAGATTAAAAGCTGATAAAGATGTTGTTTTAGCTGCTATTGCTATTGCTAATAATGCGAATGTGTTGAGATATGCATCACCAATATTAAAAGCTGATAGAGTTTTTATTTTAGATATTGTTACTAATAATGGATTGGCGTTGAGATATGCATCAACAGAATTAAAAGCTGATAAAGAGGTTGTTTTAAAAGCAGTTACTAATTATGGATGGGCATTGGAATTTGCATCAACAGAATTAAAAGCTGATAAAGAGGTTGTTTTAGCTGCAGTTACTAGTAATGGATTGGCGTTGAGATATGCATCAACAGAATTAAAAGCTGATAAAGAGGTTGTTTTAAAAGCAGTTACTAATAATGGATTAATATTGCAACGTACATCAACAGAATTTACATCTGATAAAGATGTTGTTTTAGCAGCAGTTACTAATAATGGAGTGGCGTTGGAATATGCATCAACAGAATTTAGAGCTGATAAAGATGTTGTTTTAGCAGCAGTTACTAATAATGGATCTGTGTTGAAAATTGCATCATATAAATTACAAGCTGATAAAGATGTTGTTTTAGCTGCAGTTAAAAAAAATGGTAATGCATTGAGATATGCATCAAACGAATTTAAAAATGATAGAGATGTTGTTTTAGCTGCTGTTACTAGTTATCCATTGATATTGGAAATTGCATCATATAATTTACAAGCTGATAAAGATGTTGTTTTAGCTGCAGTTAAAAAAAATGGTAATGCATTGAGATATGCATCAGACGAATTAAAAAATGATAGAGATGTTGTTTTAGCTGCTGTTATTAATGACGGACAGGTGTTAGAATTTGCATCATCAGAATTAAAAAACGATAGAGAGGTTGTTTTAGCTGCTATTATTCAAAACGGACTTTTGTTGAGATTTGCGTCAAATACAGTAAAGGGTGATAAAGATGTTGTTTTATATGCTGTTACTAATAATGGAATGGTTTTGGAATTTGCATCATCAGTATTAAAAAATGATAGAGAGGTTGTTTTAGCTGCTGTTATTCAAAACGGACTTTTGTTGATATTTGCGTCAAATACAGTAAAGGGTGATAAAGATGTTGTTTTAGCTGCTGTTACTGAAAATGGACGGAGTTTGGAATTTGCATCAACACAATTAAAAAATGATAGAGATGTTGTTTTAGCTGCTATTAATAATAATACTTCTGCTATACGATATGCGTCTCCAGAATTACAAATAGATCCTATAATATTAATAATGTTATTTTATAATATATTACAATTACACGATTTAAAATTAGAATTATATAACAAGCATTATACAAATAGTTATATAAGTAGTACAAGATTGGGAATAATAAATAAATTTATTAAAGAATTTAATCAAGAATTTAATCAAGAATTATCAAAAATTAAGGATGAGGATTATATACATAAGGATATAATAAAAATAATAAAAATAATTGAAAGTTATTTAATAGAGGATAGAATGAGAGCGTTAGAAGTGATTACCAAGACTAAGGATGTTAATTCCCTTCGTGAATTATTCAATGTATATAAAGATGATGAAGAATTTATATTAGATGCAGTTATAAATAATGGGTTAGCACTTCGTTCTGCATCTTCTAGCATAAAAAATAACAAAGAAATTGTGTTAGCTGCAGTTGTAAATAATGGATTAGCACTTAAATTCGCATCTGTTGATTTAAAAGGGGACAAAGAAATTGTGTTAGCAGCGGTTGCAAATAATGGGTTAGTACTTCAAGTCACATCTGTTAGATTAAAAGATGATGAAGATGTTGTTTCAACAGCTGTTGCTAATAAGGGGTTAGCACTTGAATTCGCATCTGTTAGATTAAAAGATGATAAATATGTTGTTTCAGATGCGGTTGCTAATAATGGGTTAGCACTTAATTTCGCATCTGTTAGATTAAAAGATGATGATGATGTTGTTTTAGCTGCGGTTGGTAATAATAATGGGTTAGCACTTCAATTTGCGTCACCAAGATTAAAAACTAAGCTGATGCAATCTCCGTAGATGAGTTTGGATTCGCATCTGATGGAATAAATAAATATAAAGATAATAAATGTTATTATAAACTTTTAAAAGA